ACGGTTACTGCTATTTAATAAGAAAGGCTCAGGATTAATTCTGAACCTCTCTTTTTAATCAGAAATTTCTTCTTCTGTTTCTACAAATTTTATGTCATCCGCAGTAATTTTAACTCCATCCTTTGACATAGCATTCAATTGTTTAAGTATTTCAGGAATATAAGTTTTCTTATATTCATCAACTTTCTCTACCGGATAAAAACCATGTGGAGTGCATAATACCTTTCCCTCATATGTAACGGTAAATGGGGACGGTAATTGATTTTTTATACAGGAAAGTTTTGTTTCAATCCCATAGTCATAATTAAGACCCTTGCTTGTTGCGGTTAGTTTTTTTGTTCCTGCAGTTAGTTTTCCACCGCAAAGTATTATTGTACCATGAGACCCGTAAAATAAAGAGGCGCCGCCTTTTAATGCTAAACTTGGAGGGCCAACTGGATTAAGCATTGAATTAAGCCATACTTTGTTTACAATTAAAAATGTATTCGTATAATTTGAATTTACTTTTCTTGAACGAGGTATTCTATCATTTATTATTGTATTAAATGCAGAACTAATTGCGGCGGCATTTTGCATAGGATTTCCGCCAACAGCACTCTTATATGTTTTAAAACAATCGATGCTTCCAACTGAATCCCATACAAATAAAAAGCCTTGTTCTATTTCCCCTTCATCTTGCGCGTTTAAAAGTTCATTCATGCTTCTAACAATGTCTTCGATTACGGGCACTTTTCTCTTTTTATTTTCCTCTTTTCCCGTAGAATAATCAAAATTTCCATATCTATCGGCTAACGCTGCGCTGTTAAAATAAAGAAAATCACCCTCATAACTAACTATTTTTTGCGTTATTTCTCCCGTTTCTTCATCGCAAACTTCTTCATAAACCGGCTCTGCCTGAAAACCCATTGCCTGTGCATAGCTAAAATCAAAATTATTTTCAGTATCATATATCACAGGAATTAATCCTTGCCTTTGCGCGGCTGCAATTGCGTGATTTACTAATGTAGATTTTCCACTGTTTGAATGGCCGGCGCAAATATGAACATAACCCTGTGCCAGACCGGGAATTTTAAGAGCTGTTTGAAATGCCTCAGGCATTATTATCCAATCTAATTCTTTATCAGCAACATTATGAGTAAATCCCTTAGATTCTTTAAAAGCCTGAAAAGATTTCTTGCCTATCGTTACATCTTTCTTTTTTAATGGTTGTTTTCCTGCCATTTTTTCTTTGTTTTTAAATTTTTGTTATTTCCAAGCAGTTTTAAAACTGCCTTTTCAAGCATATCTTTATAACACTTACGACACACCGTGATATATTTATCCTCGCTACCAACGTCTATCTGTTCACCCTCAGTAATCATGTCGCCGTTTTTGTCAATTCTGATATTGAAAATGTTCTTATTTGAACAACTGCATTGGGACTTAATTTCCTCAATAGTATCTGCTACCTCAAAAAGTCTCTTGCTACCCTCAAATAAATGCGTCTGAAAGTCTGTGCGTAAGCCGTAACATATTACGTTAATATTAAGTAAATCAACTACATCCGATAATTCATCCACTTGTTTTGCGGTAAGAAACTGTGCTTCATCTACTAATACCCACTGAAGTTCTTTTCCCTTTATATGATGCTCAAGTTTAGCGTTTGCAACTAAATCATAAACATTTTCATCTTTATCCACGCCGCTGCATGGCCTATCACCAAGAGCCCGACTATGAATAACGCCTTCGTCTCGAGTGTCAATCTTACTCTTAACAATAAGATAATCAATGCCCCTCTCGTCAAAGTTGTGAGCCTTGGCAAGTAGGAGCATTGATTTGCCACTATTCATCGGAGAATAATAAAAATAGAGTTTCATGCTTAGAACGGTAAGTCTTCTGATTGCTCTTCCTCCTCAATAGCCATTGCCTTCTTTGAGGCTTCTCTTATTTCAGTATTGGCTTCGTCGTTTTTAGCCTTGACAGCCTCTCTCTTACTGTTATCTTCATCCTTTTTCTTTATCTTACTAATCCACTTACCGTGTATCTTATCAAAAAATGGAATTTCACCTTCACTGATAAGTTCAAGATATTCATAAGGCTTAACAGTAAAGACATCGTACCACTTCTTTTCGTCGTCAATCCACTCGTCAAGTAAGTCATCGTCAGTTGAAACAGGCTTATTTTTGCCGTAATCAGCAATACTTATCGAAGTCTTATTGGTACGCTTACCTTCCTTGTCGTAAACAGGCTTGATTGTTATCTTCAAATCCTTACCCTCATAAAGATCAAGAATGTTCTCGGGTGTAAAATCTTCAGGAACTGTTCCGCCGTTTTCTTCCTTAGCGACGTCTATGCTTTCCTGCTTACGTAACTCTTGTAAAGCCTTTATCTTGTGCATTGGATCCTCGCCGTCTGAGCGTACGTTAAATTTCCAGAACTTCGGGCCGTCTTCCTCAGCATCACGTTCAATACAGCGTACAATGCAAACCTCTTGAGACTTGTATGACAATGAAAGATCACGATAACGCTTAATGTCAGCCTCAAGTTCGGCTTTCTTTGCATCATCGGTAGTTTCTGCTAAGGCTTTCTTAGCCTCACTCATCTGTTCGTAATAAATGTGATTGAGTTCACAAAACGGGCACTTGTCACCATACTTCTCATGATCCACGTCCTCCTGTGCTAAGCAAACATAGGACTTCCAAGTGCTTGCGGAAATTTCCTTCGGCACCCGAACATTGTGCATCTTAATAATCTTGAAAGCGCTGGTTGATTCACCGTCGAATGGTAATAGGCGTATTTTTTTCTCTTTTTGATTTTCTGTGTCTTTTAATTTTACATCGAGATAATTTTTCTCGTTGAAACCTACGCCATAGGGTTTCTTTGTTCTTTCTTGCTGTTCGTCATCGTTTTCAAAACCGATGTTTCTTCTTTCGCTCATAAATTTTTCAAAGCATTTTTAAATATAGTTATTTTAAAATTTTTTCTGTACCAAACGTACAAAAATTATTATTCACAAATTCAATTTCTCGCCACTTTTCTCGCCACGTGGCGAGATTTTTTAACATATATAAATACAAAAAAGGGTTCTCAAAAAGTATTGAAAACCCTCTTAAATTATGAAATAAAACGTTTAAAGTTTCATTATTTTGTCAAGTGTCTGATGATACATAAAGTCTTCATCGTCGAGTGAATCAGCGATTGCTTTCCAATTAGTATCACCGTTAACGTCATTGGCTGTAATAACGTACTGTCCCTGATTTACACCATTTTCATCGTCCTCAGTTGAATAATTTGAAGTAGCCTCTTTTTCCTTCCAAAACTCCTCAGGAGTTACGTTGAAGGGGTAAGATTTTGCTGTCTGCATGCTGAGTTTTTCAACCTGTGTCGGGTTGCGTTTTTCAAATTCAGCCTTCAAATCCTCAATCTTTTCATCGTTGGAACGAAGGAGTTCTTCAAAAGCGCCGATAGCCTTGATAACCTTATCAAACTTATCACTTACCTTTGAAACTTCATCTTCGATGTCTTCCTGTTTATCAGTAAGTTCAGTAACGTCAAGTACTTCATCGCCGGGTTGCTCTTGGTCGCCACCGCCGAAATCGGCTGCGCTTAAATCGCCCTGTGGATTAAAGCCCTCCGGTCCTGCTGCGGCAGCATCGCCGCCCATTGCACCCGGATCGCCACCCATGGCATTCGGGTCGCCTGCGGGAGCGCCACCCATTGCATTCGGGTCTGCTGCGCCGGGATCACCACCCATTGCACCCGGATCGCCACCTGCAGGAGCGCCGCCCATTGCATTAGGATCTGCGCCCGGATCGCCACCCATAGAACCCGGATCACCTGCGGGAGCACCACCCATTGCGTTAGGATCTGCGCCCGGATCCTGTTGTGCGTTGTCGTCAGCCTCGCCTACGGTTAAACCCTTATTGAGATAAGTCATCTCATTGAGTCCAACACGTGCCTCATAGTCGCAAATAGTCTGAAATTTGCGAGCAATATCCTCATCTAAAATATTCTTTTGCATTATCCTAACAATATTTGCCTATTATCTTCGGTAAGGATTATTTTGTCGTCGTTCATCTTTTCCCTTTCTAAAAGTCCGGGTTCTTTTTTGATGTACTTCACATTTGAACTGCCAATGCCATCTATAAGAGACTTGGCCTCTGTTAACTTGTTAGTATTAATTGGTTCCATTTTCTTCCGTGTTTTCTATCTCGTTATTTTCAACCGTTTCCTCAATGGGGACAACGGTTTCCTGTATTTCTTCTTTTTTTGCTTTACGTTTACCTGATGCGGGCTTCTTTGCTGTTTTAGGGGTTTCTATTACTGCAGGCTCCGTCTTCACGATTTCCACAGTATCTTCTTTTCTTTTTAAGAAAACATGTTTAACCCTTTCATTTTGATTCCTTTTTCTTATAAACATGACTTAAAGTTTTTATTATAAATACTTTTAAGCCAATAAAAAGTCATTCAGTCTTTAAAAAATAGAGATATGGGAGATAAATCGAAATGTTTGAAAAATATTTTTTCGTTTCGCGGAAAATGAAACTATCGCTTTCGATGGTAAAACAAGTATTATTAGATTTAATTTTATCAATAATTTTCTCGCGCTTTATACCAACATATTCGAGTTCATCAAGAGAAATTCCGAATACTATCTTTTTATCTGGGTTTGTGTTGGCATAAATATAGAGTTCTTTTTCATCAATATAGACATATTTTCTGATTGAACTCTTGAAAAAACGTAGCAAACGTTTGATCTCGTTAAAATTTGTTCTGAATAAATCAAACGATGTATATTTGAAATTTTCCTTAATTTTATCAATAATTTTCTGATTAAATTCTTCTAAATCAGTTTCAAAATATTGACGGTTTTCTGTTTTCATGTATGTCCATGACAAATTATTATTTGGACTGCGATCAATAAAAGAAAGAGAATCACCAAGTATTTTCTTGGCATTCTCCTTTCCTATAATCAGCGTAGGCATATCGTCTTTCTCAGTATAGTCCTCTCGCTTTGCAACAAAATCGAGAGTCTTGAGATTTTTACTTTTTGTTATGATTCTGCCTAAATACATTTGCCGATTTTTTGCAAATGTACGAAAATTATTCTTTATTTTTGCAAGTAACGTCAGCGTCTTCCCGAACATTAACAGTTACTTCGATTGTTTTACACTCATCTTCGGGTACGTCCTCGGGTACGTCCTCGGGTAATTGTAATACTTCATCAGCGACAGAATAAGTTTCGTTTGGCATTTCTACGTAAATCGACTCAGACGCCATTTCATTTTCTTCTGCCGGCTTATCTTCTATTGGATATGCTGTAATAACGGCGTAATCAACCGCTTTTTCACATTCATCCCTGAGATATTCAAAAAGCCCATTGATATCTTCTTGTTTTTTAGAAAACATTTCGTTATTTTCATAATAATCATAAGGCTTTGTCATTGTGGCTATCGTAAAAAGTTGGTTTATGATATACGTTCTTGTATCTTCGATATCAGGCTCCTCCATATGCGAATATTCCCATCCGCAGAAAACGAGTTCCCCCTGGTCACGATAGTTACCGTCGGAAGTATCAAATTGTTTTGTTAACTGAACCTGTCTCTCATGAACGTAGTAGTCCGCCAACTCACCAACATAACGTTCTATTTTAAATATGAAGTCGTTGAGAATTGCGTCATTTACCTTGTTAGGATCATTCTGACAGAATACCATTACACGATATAAGATATGCTTCTCAGCATTCCTATTAAAACTAAAAATGTCCGGCGTTGCCCTGAATTTTTGAAAATTGTCTCTTGGCCTAATACGTAAACTGTATCCCATAATGTATCTTTTTATTTAAAGATATATTTAATTTTTAAAAATTAAACCTTCAAATCAAAAACTTGATGTCTTTGTTCACCCGATTCATTATATAGCCCAATATGAACCCATTGTGAGCCTTTACTATTTTTTTCAATTATACACTGATCAAAATGAACCCCATGATTTAAACAATATTCTCTTACTTGTTTTTGGAACTGCAGGAAAGAACCTTTTCCTGGTTGTAAATCAGCCGCGTAACCTAACCTATGAGCACTTGTTTTTGCGCCTCCCACGGCAGCATTTAATTCAGGGCATCGGAATCCACTTGAGATAACAATCGGATAGCCTAAATAATCACGTAAGCCATCAAGCCAATATGCTAATTCTATTAAATGTTGATATTCAATAGTATTCGGAATATTTTTTATTCCTTTACTATTGGCAGTTGTGGAATATGTTAATTCTTCATAAGTAAACCACTTACTTATCTTTGTTCCTGAAACCACAAGCGGTGCCTCGGTTGTACCAGTATTAACAATATCCTTTGTTTGACTGCCATCACCGCCTGTAATACGTTCAACCATTTCTTCAATTTTCAACGGGCACTTAACATATGGAACGGCATTCTTTGACATTCGTGTTCCAGAAAATTTAGTTGTCATATCGCCGGGCTTAATATGATGTTCAACCTTAGTAATCATATAGGCGCCTTTAAATAACGGAATGTTGTTGAGTTGAAAATACATGGTTGGCATTATATTGGCACAGCCTAACATTTCAACATGGCAGTCATAACTACGATTCGAGTATATTGAATACATATTTTGTCCCACAGTAACAGGTGAATTTACATCACCACGCTTTTCTTGGCCGGCCAACATAAATTTATTATATATACTAAAATCCGTCTGTCTCGGGCTATCCATATTAACACTGATATTCTTGAAATATGACTGATTTTGCCTTGCAAACGTTACACCGAATGCAGGAATCATTAGTTTTTCAATATTTCCGCCCTTGCTAAACACTTCACTTGCTTCCCTAGTTATAACTCCTAAGGTATCGGCTAAGTCATAGCCGTCGTCTCTATATCCAACGCCATTTTTTTCATCTTCCTCTATGCCTAAATTGTGGCTTGCTTCGTGAGTATACATAAGAAGATACGTATTGCTTAATCTTCGTTCGCCACCATTGTCGCCGTCATAAATAAGATGCGGCTTAAACATCTCGTTTATTGTATTGGGGTTATGGAAATTATTATAAACCGGAAGCGCAATAAACAATAATTTATGCTTTTCGGCAATGTCTGAAATAAATTCAAGTGTACTACGGTTACGCTGTACGTCAGCATAGCCTATCTGTTCCATTAGAATATCATAGAGCACCTTGGTATCAACATAAAATGTCTGCCCAATTTCATTATAGAAAGAATCCATAAAAATGAAACTGTTATACTCTGTTCTTTGCTTAATAGTTAAACTACCACTTGTCTTTTGTTGTGAAATACTTCTATCAACGTCAGGAGAATTTAATAAAAAACGCTCCTTTGTAAGACAGCATAGCCATTTATCATAAAGTCCTTTTAACGTGTAGTATATTTCATTTTTAATTGTCTCGGCATCTTTTTCGCTTTCGGCCACTTCGTTTCTACCTTCCGGCTCTTCCTCATTAACGCTCGGATCAGCACTAAGTTTTTTATAAATCTCTTCAACAAATTTAGTTATAAGATAAAAGTTTAAATAAAAACTTTTTTTAAGTACTGATACCTGTATTGTATTAACTGTTTCTAAATAGAAATCAATAAAAATATTCTGTAATTCTTTTGTTTTAATTACATCATAACAAATTGGCTCGGCCTTTCTTTGTTGTTCTTTTATATATTCACTAGTACTATATTTTTCAAAAATTTTATCTATTTCCTTAAATTCACTATTTACCCATTCAATAAATTCTGTTTTTAAAATTTCACCGCAAAACTCATCTATCTCTTCTATTGTTTTTTTATTAAAAGATTTAGCCGGTTTTTTACTTTTATCATATATGCCGTTTTTTGTAACCGTTATTTTGCCTTCTTTTATTTGGCTTCCTAAAAATAAGCGCACAAATTTTGGCATCCTAAGAAAATACGTCTTTTCATCAATAAAATCTGTAATATCTGTTGTTCCAATTATAGTTGATAAAAAAATCGTGGCTCTTTCGGTAATATTAGATATTTTTCTAAAATTTTCTTCAAAATAAAGGTTTTTTATTTGTTTTTTATCAGTTCCAACCTGTAATGAAACAAACCGAACGCTTTCTTTTGACATGCCATTTGCTTTATCGATAACATTATTAATAATGCCAGAATAATTTTTATCGCCTATGTTGCCGCTATTGTAAGTTGGGCTAATACTGTTAGTATACAAACGTAATCCCCCATACGAAAAACTTTCGTCTTTATTGTATGTCCATTTTTCAATGCCTTTCACTTTACCAAACTCTCCCGCAAACTCGCTATCGGAAAGTTTTGTTATATTTTTTATAGGATATGAACCTTTATAATATTTTAAACTATTTTGAAAATCTATTCTTTCTTTTCCTTCTGTATCCAAAGAATCATATGCTTCATCCCTTTTTAAATCATAAACATTAGCAATTAACTCTTCAGGAAAATCTACTACAATGCGTTTAGTTGATATATCAGTTTTATATCTTTTCTTTAAAGTTTTATCGGAAAAGAATTTACATAAAATTTCACTTCTTTTATCAAATGTATTTGAATTAAATGTTTTTACTTCATTAAATAATCTTTTTTTATCGTCAATTGTTAAAACGCTAAAAAGATTATTTATCTCATTATTGAGAATTTCAAAATCTCCTTTTGCCGAAAAACCAATTTTGTCTATATCTTTTAAACTTTTGATGGCTAACGTGGTTAATATACGGTGTGTATAAACAATAACACTATCTTTCAGGAATTCCTGCCGATTTTCATTATCCTTAAGGCAATAATATGGGTTCTCACCATTGTATATAACATCTAACGGCGAAATGGCATTAAACCTTTGTATTACATCAAACGTGGGCGCCGTATTTCTATTCTCTGTTTCAGCACTAAACGTTTCATAAACTTTTGGAAGGCTCGCAATTCCCTGATATATCTGTTCTACAAAATCAACTTCCGCAAGATATCTGCCGTTACTTTTTTTATAATCGTTTGGATACGACTTGTTTCTTAGTTTAGTTTCAGTATCGCGTTTGAAAAATCCGGTAAACGGCGGAAGATTGACTGAATCACCTTTTCCCTTAGTCATGATATCCGTACTTTCGGCAATATCAACAACAGGCTCAAGTCTGTCGTTGCGTCTTGAACTATTTAACATCTCCGTATTAACATTACTCAAGGTGCCATAGAACTGACTCATATAACAATCTATATGAGCATATATCATACGAAATATATTCTCTAACGTAGGGACAAAACCTAAAACTGTTTTTGCTAACTCGTTATATTCTTCGGTATTTTTTTCGAGGTTATCGTTTATTTCCTCTTCTAACTCCTTAATGCGTTCACGCACTCTTCCGAAAAAATCAGTAACACCTTCAAATTTTCTATAAACAATGCAATAGAACGTCTGTAGCCTGTACGCGGTATTCTTTGAAACATCTGTTGAAAATACATTGGTTGTATCAGCCGTAATACTCTCATTAAAGGCGCGTATGTCTTTTAACAAACCGCCAGAATAATGTATTATTTCAATATTTCCTTCATTTCCAATAGTTTTCAATTGAATAGGAGACGTAGATATAGCATCATTATCTTCCATATATTTATCAAGACAATAATTACCCTCTATATCTTCTTCATATTTAGCCTTGAAGTCATTATATGCCTTGATAATATTGTTATAGCCACCTTTAGGGATTGATAATTCTTTATTATCTTTTTTGAAAAGAATTATATAATCACCGGCATCTACTACCTCAGCATTACCTTCAGCAGCAAATATTCTTCTAATCTCGCGGTCATATTCATCTTTTGTTGAAATTATACTTTTAAGAAATGAAAGTTTACCTTTATTTTTAATAACTTCCGCAACGTTTTTAAAGCCGTTTCCGTTGGTTTTCATTGCAGTGGTAAAGGCATCATCAATGTTTCTGTATTTCTCAATGAATTTAATAAACGTCGGAATTTCGGTGCCGTCAATGAAGCGATACTTTCCACTATCTACACTATTTTGCCAATAATCATTTACGGCGTTATTTGAACCGCCTATATATGGAGCTATGATAAGATAGTTAAACGGTAAATCACTATAAATGCCATACATGTGCCCAATGAATTTCACCGTTACATCAAAATTACCATTTGTTGAATTGAAACTTGCTTTAAAATCTTCGACGGAAAGAATAAAAGTTTCGCGGGTGCCATAAAATCCCTTTATGGTTAGATAAAATAAAGGGTATGGAAAATGAAACAGTGATCTGAAAAAATTTTCATAAGTTTCTGTTTTTTCTTTTCCCGCTTTTGCTGCAAGCCCTTCGGCATACGCTGACTCCTCGGGCATCATTAATGACGCACCCCTTACATCAGTAAACTTTATTGTAACCTGAGGAAAAAAATGAGAATCAAAATTGATATCAATAGACTCTACGCCTAAAAGTTCTCTTTCACCAGATTTGTTATTCTTAATCTCGCTATATGATACATTGACAAAAGATGTAGACAAAAAATTATGTTTTTCGTCATCGCCAAACGGTTGCCCGCTAAAGAAAGAACGTTTAGGCTTAAGGAAAACAGTGCCCTCATCGGTGTAATCACGCTTACCGCAATTATCCCTATCAGGTATAATTACTTGTATATCCACCGATATATTTAAATCTTCGGGGTTCCACGTCATATTATCCATAATGTTTCCATTACGGATTGAAGCCAAATTATTAGGATCAACGTAAACCAGTCTGTCGTTGTTACTGTTTTCCATTTTAATCTATTCCGTATAAGATATTTTGTCTATCTATCAAGTTATTTAGATTTTCTAAAGTAATATTGAGAGGATACGGTATTCTCAATTCATATCCATCAGGTATTTTAAATTCTAAGCCGTCAAGTTCGGGATTAGCCATAAGAATAAGCCAATCATAACCTGGGTCACCGTAATAACCATACGATATTTTATCTAAACGAGATTGCCCCGCTATATATGTTTCAAAATAGTCGGTATCCTTTGGTTCAATTGACATAACGGCAGGAGTTAAAACCTTTCCATTAGTTCTGTATCTCTTATATCTATCGTATGACATCTTTTTAAAAATATTCTTGAACTCTATTTATTCAATTCTTCTTTATTGTTTCTTTCTTTTCTTCCTCCTTTGGATACGGTGCCCATAACGGTTTCTCATAATTTTCTGTAACTTCGTAGTTTCCATTTTCATTTGTGCTACCGCCTAATATAACTCTGTCTGCTCTGTCATCATATACTTCTGTGTTAGCATAGTAATTAAACGATACTGCATTTTGAAGCCTACTAATAGGTCCGCCTAATGATTGTCCGCCGAGTAGAATTATATCAAGAGTTATTTTTGCAAACATAGGCTGTACACCTATACCGGTTTTATTTAAGTCCCAATTAATTCCATCATCCGAAAAATCAATACCGAGTGAATTAATCAAAATTCGTGTGTTAATAAAATCACCTAATGAAAGAACACAAACCGGCATTCGTCCAAAAGCAAGATTTCCTGCCGCCGCTGCAAAACCGTTTTTATCACTTGCTTCTATTGTATGTCCCTGTCTTGTGCATTGCTGTAAGAACGTAAGCCTTGCATTGAAGCCCTCGGGTGAAATTGAATGAAATGCAGGATTAAAATATTTTATTTTTTCAGTTATAGTATTATATGTTAAACTCTTTTCTTCTGTAATACGTTCAAAATAATCGGCTTCGTTTTCATAACGACGAGAAGTGTTTTCTGTTTTATTATTTTCACCCCCTTGTGGCGGATTTTCATTTTGTTGATCACTTTCTTCCTCTTGAGGTTCATAGCCATTATTTTGGTTAATTACATTATTAACGGTGTTTCCACTATTATCTTGAAGCCCGCCTGCGGTATTGCTTAATGTGGTTGTGTTTGATGTTTCAAATGAAATAGTAACATCTACACGACGTGCTCTTTTTTGTTCTTCACTATTTACATCTACATCATTACATTTTTCTACGAACGGTTTTGTACTACGTGATACTTTAGTTAAAACATCTGAGCCTAAAAATGATTTTAACATGCTTAAAACGGCATATTCGCGTCTTTCTGCTATAATTTCAGCGTATTTCATATCTCCTTCAAATTCTGAAGCGTGACTTGAAATATCTATTTTCTCTATTTTATAGTTTTTGAAATAAGTTTCTATTTCATTTATCAATAACACATCTATTGCGCCGGCACTACAAGCAAAACTTTCAAGCGGCTGATACTTAGAATTTTCATTTTTTAATCTTAATATTCCAAGAACCACTTCGGCAAACGAAAAATGTTTTCCATCGCTATCTGCAATGTTAGTAGCACCATTAGGGACTTTTTGGCTATTTAACATTGAACTTGTAGTATCATAATACCAACTATTTCCAAGTAAACGTTGCCCCATGTCAAAATCTGTTCTGTATCTATATTGATGTTCTTCGTCTATATTACCTTCGGAATTATTTTTTCTCCATGCTGTTAATTGATATACAGCATAATTTCCATCTTTTTTATCTTCACAACTTAAACAAGTTAAGCCGTTATTGGCACGCATTTCATAGCCGCGCCAATTTTCAAGAGGAACAGCATCCCCGTCCCATCCTTGTTCATTATCCCATCCTATATAACTGCAGTCGTTACCAATTAAAAGATAGCACCACCAATCAGGATCAATATATTGCGAATAGTAGCTCTTAAAGTATGTTTTATTAATATTTTCAGAATCAGACACCATAAAAAGCCCTGAGTAGTTATTCGGAAAATATATACTAAAAGTTATTTGTTTTCCGTCTTTATCACCAGTGTATATGCTTGAATCTGTTCTTTTTTGTTCATGTTTCTCAACTACTATTTCTTCTTTTTGTGCCTTTGCTTGAAGAAGTTGTTCGCCCGCAAAAAACCTTAAATAATCTTCTTCTGTATTACCGCCCGTATATTTTGTATTTAAAATATTGGGATAATCAATTAACAAAAGAAAACTTATTTGTCCACGCCTGTCAGTATCGGTATAAGTGTATATTTTTTCACCTCTCCCAATAAATGTGTTAGGGTTCCAGTTTACAGAAATATTTTCATTAAAAGAAATGTTATACGGCGGAAACCACATAATACGCCCGCCGTTAGGGCCACGCTGTTCTTCTGACAGATAATTAAGGTTATCAGGAACATCTTTCCACGCGAGATTCTCAATTGAAAACATGCATTTTTTAATATTTTCAGAGGTTCCATTACCTTCTTTTCTTCCCCTTACAATGTTAACAAAGCCGGTATTACGTAAAACAGTGTTTTGGGTTAAACTTATAACACCGCCTTCCGATCTAAAACTTGAATATCCTTCTTGAATATCTTGAATGGATAATAAAGAAGTGTTGTTTTCAGTTTCAACTTTATAGTTACCTGCTAAATTTTTTACGGAATCGTTATAATTTTTATATTTACTCCAATTACGAACATAGGTGTTGTTATGTTTTGATTTTAAAATTTTTGTATTTGTGTTTTGAGTACTTCTCAAACGGTTATGTTTAAAAAGACGATTAGTGATAGTAAGTAAACTTTCGTGTACCTTTCCATTTTCACCTGTTTCTTCATTTTCCCACACTACTTCATGATTATAGATATCATTAATAATATCTTGTCGATTATTTTCTATTTTACCATAATCTACTTCTTTTATTTGGGGAATAAAAACATTATCTTCTTCTAAAAAATTTTCAGAGTCAACATTTTCTTTTGAATATTGCAACTTCCAATCATAAACAAATCTTCGCGATGGCTTTTCTTTTGTATTATTTTCCTTCTTAGATTTTTCAATATTTTGAAGAAAATAATAAATTCCACCATTTTCTTCCTGTAATGTCGTTAAATCGCTATTTTCGTTTAATTCAATAAAATGTACACCCTCGTTATAATCATCAACAATACGTCCTGTTTCTTTATGATATGTTCCGTTATGAGCGTTGAAAATATTATAATAGCCAATATTACCGTCTATTTGTGGATTGGTGCCGTAGAACTCGGTAAGACTTGGCGTAATGTATTTCTGAGAAAGAAATCTATCCTTGTTGAGATATGCGTTCAAACTCATTAAATTGACATACCTGAGGCTTGCATTATCTTCAAGATTATTATTTAGACTAAATATATCCTGATATTCTTGTTTTCCGTCTATATAGAAAAAGCCTTTACTCGGGACTGCTTTTCTTCTTAGCATCTCGTTTCGTATTTCTGCATTTTTTGACAGAAGACCTCTGGTCTGAGCTGGATCTATCATTACGGTAAGTTCTTTTTTCTTTTTTATTTATTTTTTCTTTTTTATATAATATACTAGTATACTATAAGTATCTAGGTATTCTAGGTTCTATGCGCCTCGGAATGGATTTGTTTCCTTATTGTAACCTTTTTCAATGCGTCTTGAAATTTCGTTATAGACTTGCTTATATATCATCTGAGTTAACTTATCTAAATCAGTTTGCGACAATTTGGAAATATCCAAGGGTTTAGTCTGATTTCCACTTGTCAAATCTATTTTTCCGCCAATTTCAACTTTAAACGTATCAAAAGATATTTTTTCCGGTCCTTGGTACTGTTGAGCGCTGTTAACTGTCGGTGTAACCGAGATTGGGTTGAGCGTGTTTTCCTTAACGTTTGACAATGTAGGCCCAACTTCACTAACATTTTGTAACTTAGGCGCCGCAACTGTTATTGGATTATAACTAAACGGCATTTCAGCACCTCTTACATTAGGTTGAAAACCACCGGTAAGTGATATGTTTGGATTAAAACTATTTCTTACGACAGTATTTCTCGGATTAGCATTCGGAGAAATTACAATGGGGTTATTTCCTAATGAAGTAATTGTTGGAACATTATGATCTTTGATATTCTTTAAGAAATCAGAACCATATCTGTATAAAACATCTTTTCCAAAAAGTGTTTCATCCTTTTCAATTTCAACAGGTTTGCCGTCATATATTGCAGGCACACCGCCGTTGATGTGATAATTACCTTGAACTATACCACTTGCTTTTGTTTCAACGTTATCATGACGATGTTTTAACCAATATTTATATTCATCGTCTAAGTTGCCGTCTTTCCATTTTGCATAAACTTCTTTTTTAGAAATACTTTGTTCGGGATGAGAACCACGATATTGATTCAAAAATTCTCTAACAGTTTCACCTTCATATAATCCGCGCCCTAATTTTTCGTTAACATTTTCGGTTTCTTCGCCCATACCGACAGCCATCTTTGCTTGCCATTTTGAGCCGTATTTCTTTTTAAGTTCGGATTTTTCATCAGAACTAAGGTTTTTCCAATATCCCTTAGAAGCATCGCCGTCAAATTTTACACCTGCAATTTTCGCTACCCATCTTCCAAGTTGTGTCTGCAAGTATTTTAGCATATCATCTAAGGTTTCCTGAATGCCTTTGGTATGAACGTAAATATCGCCCATTGTAGCAGCATCCTTATCTTCCTTAGCCTTGGCTTCATTACGTATTTGGGCAGCATCAGCACTTGTAAGCGAAGAAACTGCTTTTTGAGTACCGTTAAGCGTTATACTTGCATATCCGTTTTTGTCAATTTCAGATAAATTTTTAATATATTCAATCGTATCTTTATCAAATTGGTTCTTGTTTGCAATCTGTGACTCGGTACGATTGAATTTTGCCTGATTCATTGCAAGGCTTATCATTTCACCCGGATCAACGCCCATTGCGGTTGCCGCCTGCTTCATAATATCCTTGGTAACAGGATTAATTTCAAATTCACCCTTCTCGTTATTCCATTGAGCTTTATTGCCGTACATTTTTATCATACGGTCTTGTAGTGCTTCAATATCATTTAAACCCTCATACATCATTTGCATTGGGTTTGAATACATTGAAAACGAGCCACCTAAAACAGAAAGATCGGCTGCTGTTTTTATAGCGCCTTCAAACGTAGAAACTTTTTCAGCAAAAGTCATTGCCTGCTGTATGTTGAACTTCAACTGTGTTGAGCGTTCAGCCATACGTTCAAGTCCTTTTAAGCCATTTTGGAAATTATATTTCTGTGCGGCTTTTAAATTATCATTAACAGATTTAGCAACGTTCTTAAATGAGAGTCCACGCTTACTAACTTGTTTATACAAGTCAGTCATAAATCTGTCAGTTTCACTTATTGATTTACCAAAGGTATCAAAATTTGAAATAGCATCACCTTGAATGCCCATCTTTTTAAGAAGGACACTCGACATAAGGCTTTCGGTACTGAAATTAGAGACACTTCTTCCTATTGCTTCTGCAGTTTCACGAGCGGCTTTAATGACATCTTCTTGATTAATACCATAACCAGGTTTAGCCTGTTGTACGACATTCTGTGCAACGTTTAAAATCTGTTGTTTGCCACGTTTACTTCCACCTATTGCACGTGCATAATCAGAAGCTTCTTTATCTTGTTTTGCAAATAAGTCAAATAGTGCTTTTATACCGTTAATTGCCGTACCTGCCCATGGTGCAAAAGTAGATACGCCTCCTGCAAGAGCGCCAACAACATTATTTGTTGTGGGATTTGAGAGTATAGCAGAAGTTATACCGCTTGCAGTTTTACGGAGTCCTTCTGGAATTTTAGAACGCCTTTCAGCTTGTTCTTCTTCTCTTCTTTTCTTTTTTTGCTGTTTATAATAGTCAGTAGAAGACTTTTTCTTATGTTCTTCTTCTTCTTTTTGCTTTTGAACAGCATCTTTGGCATCTTGAATTTGTTTATAGTATCCTTCAAGTTCTCCTTCTTTAAAATTTTTTAAATCCTCAGGAGAAAGCCTAAGTTCCTGATTTATAACACTAGTGTGGAGTTTTTTTAATTCATCATAAATTTTATCAAAAATATCTGAAAAACCGCCAAGTGAACTATTTTGAGGTTGTGCGTTTGTAATAGAAACGCCTGTTCCGCCCGTATTAGAGTTATTTTGAGGAGAGGAAATGTTAGAACGGGAACCAACGACAGCATTTTTAATTTCATCAATTAGATTATATAAGCTGCCGCCATTAGTTAATGAAGTTGAAATTAAATGAGTATTATCAGTTGTTCCTGTAATTTTTTCAAGGTTATTTTCTATTTTTTGTATAGCGCCTAAATTGCTAAAGCTTTGTCCATTAATCTTTACTTGAACACCGTCTTGCACTTTAACGCCTTTATCGGTAACAACAGAATCCACATCGGACTTTATTTCTCCGATGTCATTTTTAATTTCTTCAACTTTATCCTTGATATCAATTATGTCTTGGTCGTTCGCCATGAAATGTTCTAACTATTTTATATATAAATATCTAAAACCAAAAAATTGAGGTTATAGTAACCCCAATTCTTTGTTCTTTTGTTCAACTTTAGCATATGCATTTATACCAATGCCGGCTGTTGTTGACATTCCGCTTCCGTCCATTGACGGGCCCTGCTCTAACGCTTCTCTGTTATGTTTCTTTATCCAAAATTTTCTGATATATGTTGGAAGAGACATTACAGTTTCATAAGGAAGATTTAAATAATTTACGCAACCGTAAATTTCATTCCAAAATGATAATTCGTATTCACTACTGTAAACCAGTGATGAAAATAAACTGATCAAGTTGCAGAAAGGTTTCTACGTAGCCACCCCCCAGACTACTCGGTTTTTCTACTTTGATGTTATAATCGATACCAGGCTCATTTTCGATAATGTACTTACGATAAGCCATGGCGTCTTTAACGTTCATATGAATAATATAATCAGCTATATATGCCCTATCTGTATTTCCATTAATAGAAATAGTTGAAAGAATAAGACGATTTGTTAAATCATGAGAGAATAATGCCTCATGCTCTTCCGTAAAAGTTTCCTTTAATTCTTCTTCAATGTTGTTAAGATATTCTGTAACTTTTTCATACTGAGAATTACTGATAAATTCATTTTCCGCAATAGCATCTTTTATTGTTTCAATAGAATCTTTTATATCAGTAACTTTCATTGAATTATCGTCATCCTTTCTCATTTTGTCAAGCATCTTGACATCACGATTAGTGAGGAACTTAAACTTAACAGTATCCTTTGACTCAGGAAATGTGAAATCAAAATGTCCGTTTTCATCACCCTTTAAAGTAAATTTCTTAAATTTTAATGACGATAAATCAACATGAGTGCGGTAAGTATTTCCTTTTTCATCTACCATATCAACAGGATAGTCATTACCGTAGCCGCTTGCTCTTAGCCATATAATAATGGCATCTCTATCGCCTTGTATCAAATCATCCGGATCAATGCCGTCAAGAATCTTATTTTTAAGGATATGTTCTAAGAAAGTGCCGTTCTTATAAAGATTTGGGGATAAAATCATATTTTCATCATAAGCACAGAGATGAGAAACCATAATTTCCTTCATCTTATTCTTATAACATTCTCCCTTTGAAGGTAACGTAACAGTATCATAGTTAGCTTTAGTACCTGAGGTATTGTAATCCTTTCTGAATTCGGGTGCCTCGTCTGTTGTACTTTTATATTCTTCTACTGTTGGTACTACAGGTGCCTTTGCTTTAATGACAGTTTCTTCATTTGAATAACGTTCCCTTTTAGGAGACTTTTCGGAAGTTCGCGGTTCAACGCCTTTTTCTTCTTCTTTTCTCTGTTCAGCCATTCGTCTAGCATACTCCATCATATAATCCCTTCTATCTTCTGCCTCAAGTTTCTTTAACAGTTCTTCGCGTTCCGCTTTCTTACGTTTACGCTTCGGTATTAAATCTTCTTCCTTGCCACCATACGCAAGATATTTTTCTTTAATATCTTTTTGCATAGTGTTAATAAGAGAAAGACTATCGGCTATCGTAGCGTCGCTATAAACGCGGTTACCCGCCTTATCGACTTTCTTTTTTGCATTAGTCAACGTATCTTCCTTTGAATTTTCATACATTTCATAGGAATTTCTAAGCGTTTCAAGCATAGATTGCCTTTTTTCCTCAGGCATGTTGGTTTCTACTTGTTTCATTCTACTATTTTTTCTACTATTATTGCAAACTTAAACGGATATTTTTTGTCAGAATAATCTTGCAGGATTTTACAGCCTTCAAGAATATATTCTTTATTCTTAATTAATATTTTCAAACCACGTATCGGTAACGCTTTCAACCTGGTCTGGGTATCAATAAACTGATCGTTATGAATTCTCTTACTGTCATCAAGCCAAAAACGAATTTCACTCTCAGCATCAGGCTCCATATTAGGATTAATGTTTAAAATTAAAATAAACATTTTTCCGTTTTTAATATATGGCTCAAAAAATGTTTCATCTACACTTTGTTTTTTTGCGTCCTGTACAAAAACATCAGATTCAAAAAAGTTATATTTTATATCAGGAAATTCACGGTGTACCGTCGATGAAAATGCTACATTTTGTGGCGTATTTAAAATACCACGTTTCATATTTTCAACAAAACGGTTCATCTGATTATTTGTTTTTAGAAACTTATCCATAACCATATTGCCGTAGTCTTCCCGCGACAGTTTACCGTTATAGGCAAACTTTCCACTTTCAGTGTCTATTACAGGTATTATAAGTTTTGTCAACATTTTATAAAATCTTTTAGTTTTATCCTAAGCCATTCCAAAACCTTATCAGGCTCATGGTTTAAATCATATTCAGATATTCTTATCAATGGTATTCCGTTTTTTGAACACCATTTGTTCTTTATTTCGTCAACGTAAAGGTTCTTTTTCTGTACTCGAGTTAAGTCTTTTTCCTCATAAAGCCTTGGGTCGGCGTGCCAAAAAGAGCCATCTATTTCAATTATAATTCGTTTAGTTGGGTGTTGTTCATTACCCTTTACCATAAAATCAAAATAACGCCCAATTGATTCAGCCTTATATTGATAAACATATTCTACTCCTAATTTATCAAGATATTCAAGGGCAAAACGTGTTTCAAGTTTTGACGTCCCGTATTTTGGGTGCCGTTTTACTTTTTTAACAGTTTCTTTTGACTTTTTTGGGAGCCTTTTATCCGCGTTTTCCTTCACTGCTCTTTTCTTAACTGTTTTTGAACGCGGCTTCTGATATGTTCCTGTTTTTTTAATCGGTTGAGCCATTAACGTTTTTTAAATAACTACTATCATTTTAACTTTTTCGGAAAAAATTCATTATTTTTCATGGTTTCAACCATTTTTTCAATTTCTAAACAGTCTTTTTCAAAATTCAAAACCTGTTCAGGCGTGAGTTCAAACCATTCGTTCAAAACTTTCTCCCTTGAATATTTCAGATGAAGATGTTTTTCAATAAAAAACGGATGTGGCGTTTGAAAATAGCGGCATAAATAAATTTCACCCGAATTACCGGTTTGGAGTTTCTTTATACGCCTTTCAATAGTTCCTTTCGTGACACCAATCTTGTAAATATTATCTTTTTCGGCGTCCGCAAGAAGATATACATATCCCTTTTTCTCCATCAGTAATATTTATTATAAAAATAAATTAAAAAAAGGACTTGTAAAGAGTTTATTTTTTTGACGATTAACTATTTATAACAAAGAAATCATTCATTATGAGAAAAGACGAATACATGAAAACTTTGAATGAGGTTCAAGAATTAATCGGAAAGGTTAAATCTGTAAATGAAGCCATTCAATTTAATGAAGATAATTTTGACAATGAGTTCGGTGGCGCCGAGGAAGAACCGCAGGTTCCTGCAGAAGAAGCACCTGAACAAAATCAGGATATGGCTGCCGCAGGTAGCGCAAATCTTGCTTCTATGAAACCCGAGGAACGTACAGAGGAAGACGGACTCCGTGAATTAGGCGAAGTTGATACTATCCGCGAAATTGCATTAAAAGGTATGATTAAACTTTGCAAAAATCCCGAAGATGAAAGATATCAGGCTTTGAAGAAAATTTTCCAATTCTGTGATAAAGCCGCTGAATCAAAAGATAAGGAAAATATGTAATTTTCTTTTCTAACAGGTATTTATAATAAAAAGAAAAACACGTTATAGATTATGGCAAGTGATTTACTACTTAGGACCCCAATAGATTTTGAGCCAATGAGAAAAAACAGATGGCTCTTCCGTTTTCCGAGCGATCTTGGTATTTCCGAATGGATGCTTTCATCAGCAAAACGTCCTTCAATTAAACAGACTTCAAAACCAATAGAGTTCTTGAATACAGAAGTATATGTTGCTGGACGTTATACATGGGATAGTATTCAGGTTACTTTCAGAGATTTTATTGCGCCGTCTGCTTCACAGGCTCTTATGGAGTGGATTCGTCTTTGTTCAGAGTCAGTGACCGGCCGTCAGGGCTATGCAGCAGGCTATAAAAGAGATATTGAATTAGAAATGCTTGATCCGAGCGGCGTTGCAATTTCAAAATGGATACTCAAAAACGCATGGATAAGTGATTGTGATTTTGGCTCACTTCAATATTCAGACGACTCACTTGCTGATATCACAGCAACTCTTGTAATCGATTACGCTATTCTTTGTTACTAATTTTAATATAATTTACAAGAAGGATGCCAATGGTATCCTTCTTTTTTTGTATATTTGAATATATGTATACCTTTAGTAAACTTATTAAAAAAGCAAAAGAAATACATGGCGATAAGTACGTCTATGACGAAAGTACTTATGTTAAAGTTACCGAAAAAATGAAAATCATTTGTCCGGTGCATGGAGAATTTTGGCAAAGTATGCATTGTCATATAGGTAAAAGACAAGGCTGTCCAAAATGCGGAAAAGAAAAGCCGCGCAAGAAATTTACACATAGAGGTAAAATTACGTCAGAAGATTTTATTGAACTTTGTCGAGAAAAATTCGGTGATAAATTTCAATATGAATTATCAAACTTTAAAAATGTCCTATCTGAGATAAAAGTTATTTGTCCTGAACATGGAGAAACGATTCAAAAAGCAATAGTGCATTTAAATAGCAAATATGGATGCCCACAATGTGCAAATGCTGCTATTTCTAAAAACAATCTTTACACAACAGAAGAATTTATTAGAAAAGCAAAAGAAATACACGGAGACAAATATGATTATTCGAAAGTAAAATATGTTAATATACAAACGCCTGTTACTATTATTTGTAAAATTCATGGCGAATTTAAACAAACTCCCACAAATCATTTAACTGGATGTGGCTGCCAAAAATGTGCCATAGAACGAACCAATATCGCTAATCGTTCAAATATTGAAGAATTTATAGAAAAAGCAAATAAAATTCACAATTTTAAATATGACTATACAGAAGCAGAATATGGCGGAAACCAAATAAAAATGGCTATTAAATGCCCGATTCATGGAGTATTTCTTCAAGATCCTTCACACCATCTTCAAGGAGAAGGCTGCCCAAAATGCGGCAATCAATTATCTAATGCTGAGAATGATATTTATAATTTCTGTTGTGACATTTTAGGAAAAGAAAACGTAATTCAACATGAAAATTTCACAATCAGGCCTTATCAAATAGATGTTTATATCCCTTCTTTAAAAATCGGTATTGAATATAATGGCTTATATTGGCATGGTGAAAAGTTTGGGAAAGGTAAAAATTATCACCTCAATAAAACGTTAGCATGCGAAAAAAAAGGAATACGTCTTATTCAAATTTTCGAAGATGAATATTTAAATCATAAGAAAATCGTATTTTCTAAACTAAAACATATTTTTCAAAAAGATTATGATCTTTCAAAAATTTATGCTAGAAAATGTATAGTTACTGAAATAAAACGAAAAGACGCGGCGGCTTTTTTAGAAGAAAATCATATACAAGGTTCCGCCAATTCTACAGTTTATCTTGGGTGTTTCAACAATGAGAAACTAGTTAGTGTTATGTCATTTAAAAGGACAAAAAATAAATGGGAGTTAACAAGATATGCGTCTGATATAAACATGCGTTGTGTCGGCGTTGCGGGAAAAATGCTTTCATATTTTATTAAAAACTATCACCCGAAAGAAATAAAATCATTTGCTGATAGAAGATGGACATCACTCAATAGTAATCTTTATGATGAAATAGGCTTTAAGCAAGATAGTATTCTTTCTCCCGATTACCGTTACTATAAACGCGAAGATGGCCCGAATAGATTTCATAAATTTGGATTTAGAAAAAAACTACTTCATAACAAATATAATTTACCGCTTACCATGACAGAGAATGAAATGGTAAACCAACTTGGCTATCAAAAAATATGGGATTGCGGACTTATTAAATATATTTATAAAATAAAAGAAGGGTGAAAAATTACCCTCAATTTTTATCTATAAGCAGTAAAACTTCAGTATAACAAATAATTATCTAACGGTAACAAAAAGAGGGGCGATAAAAATCGTCCCTCAATCTTTTTATATAAATTCGTTTAGAATTTAATATCTTCAAACCTGATACCCTGAGGAGTAACAACGTAATTAATTTCGATGTATTCCAAAGTAGGAGTCGGTTTAACGAACAATGCGCAACTTAATTCATGAAGGTCCATTTGTTCAGGAGTCTGTGAAATATCGAGTTTGTAATCAGTGATTCCTCTATCCTTCTTGATTTGCTTCAAAATAGGCTCGATTATCTTTCTGTATTCATCTGCCAATGTTTCATCATTAGGATCAAATATCAGATTACGAGAAGACTGATTAACAAGTTTACGCATGTAAAGCACGCAACGAACAGTGTTAACCCTATTCATCGGATTTGTCTCATCACAGATATACATTGTCTTGTTACCCCAAACTCTTACGCCTTCCTGAGAATAGTTGATAAGCGGATTAATTCTGCCATCGTAAGCATTATCCCTATCTTCAATAGTTGAAGGAGTGTGGAGTTTAGTGCAATCAACCTTACCACGTTCCATACCTGCAGGTGCTATCCACGGGAAACGCTTGTCATCGACTTCAGCCATGTTACGAAGTACGTCCTTTGTAGCAGGAAGATTGATATACATACTGTTTTCGCTGTCAAAGTATTTAACCCAAGGATAATATGTAGCAGCAAAGTAAGTATCTATGTTAGTTGACTCAAGATTTTCAGCGGCTTCAGCGGCAGTAAACATTTCTGCGGCATCGTCGCTTGCACCCCAAGGCTTATCCGGAGTAGTCGGAACATAGAGAGTATCGCGCCTACTTTCAATTACGTCAATTGCGTCTTCTACCAACAATGTGTTATTCACATAGTCAATACCAGGAGTTGCAAACAAGTTAATTTCAATCTCAGTTGGATTAATAAACTCGTTAATACCGGCGAGATATGCGTAATAGTCAGAAGTTATGCAGTTACCTGAAAGAGCAAGACCTTCTTTACCTGAAATCTTTTGGAAGATTGATTTTCCGTTCTTCTGATTAACGATACCTTTATATTTTGAAGCCTTATACTTATCAGTATTAGTACGGGCGTCACGGTAAATATCCCAACCGTCAAAACCACCGCACGGGTAAACCGTGAATTTACGCGCTCTGACGTTTTCGTATATAGTACCTGCCATGTTGGCTTCTGAACTGATATTAGGAATCTTTGAACTTCCTTCCAAGGTATTATCTATACTAACTGTTTGCCATGTCATACCAGTGTATTCCTCACCATCAATGGTTACAGTGGTTGTTGCAGATTCGGCAAAATAGCCAAGCATTGAATCAAGGTGGAAGGCATCAGTATAACCCTTGTTATAATCTTCTGTATAAGCATCTTTACCCTTATAATTAAAGACATCAACATCTACGCCGACAATATCAGATAAACCAAAGTATTGACGTCTATCCTTAACTTCAGGATCCCATATAGTGTTATACTTTAAGTATGGAGAGTTTCCATTAGTGCCATAGTCGCGTACAGGGTAGCCAAGGAAGCCTGCAGGAACGCACTGTGCCGTCATTTCATTTTCTATTACTTCAACAGCAACATATTTTGACTTGATTTCATAGGCGCCGTCAAATGTACCGATTCTTAAACCGATATAGTTAGAAGTGCCGGGAACCATAGTAAGGTTACGATAGGTTTCAAGTACGACAGGACTTGCGTCGGTGTCGTTGAAGTCTCTAATGTAAACATCAAACAAGCCTTCATCAGGTTTAATGCCTTCAATAGAAATTTTTATTTGGCTATTTGCAAAGTTACCGTCAGAAATTGTGTGGAATCTGAACAATTTCTTTACTTCAATATTATTAGGATTACCTTTGATTTCAGAAACAATCCAAGGAGTTGAAGCATAACGATACATTTCGTGATAGTCACTTAAATCATTTGCCAATTCGCTTACCGTAGTTCCTGAAGCATAAACGTAATTTTTAATGCTTTTTACGTAAACAACGTTATAAGTGTTAGTTTCTGCGCTATCAACAAGCGTGGTTGCTGAGAGTTTAACAGCCTCAGAACCATCTTCTAAAACTTGATATTTAAACGCATTTTCGCCATTCTTTTCTACTTTTACAATAGATAACGGTGTTATTGAACTATCAGCTAAAGTTGCTTCTCCGGAATTATAGAGATACAATTTACCGAGTTCCTTTTTAGTTAATTCACTTTCAGGAACGGCATAGCCCTCAACTTTAACTTCGTTTCCATTTACATAGATAGGTTTGTAATCAACAGGTTTTACAACTGCAACTGTTTGAGATATCTCTGTAATTTTGCCTTTATCTATTGCGTCAGCAAGCATTACATCGTATAACTCCTCAACAAAAACAGCAGCGCTTCCTTCGCCTGCGTTACCACCGATTACATTATAGATATAATCTTTATCGCCTGCATTAAGAGAAACGGGATATTCTCCAATAGTGTCATTACCTTTCTTAGCTACAATTGTGAAACGCCCAAGGTTAAGTGAGTTCACGGTAAAGCCTTCTCCTTCCGTAGGAATAGTTGATTCACCACAAGTCTTGTAAAGGTTTGCTGAATAATATTGCTTCAATTCTATCTTGTCGCATTTAAATTCCAAAGACTCAGCATCTACTGTATCACAGGAAATGGTTTCTGACTTTTTTCCGTATTCTGCTCTTGCACGAAGCACAGCAATAACGGTTCCGTCAGTTCCTTTAATTAAGAATGCAGGACCTGCATTGTAGCCACTAAGTCCGAGAACACGGCAAACATAAAGCTGATCGGAAGCCTTAAGATATTCTTTTGCTATGTAAGAAAGTTCAAACTTAGGATATTGGCTACCTTTGAACTTCTTGGTATTTCTACCGCCAAAGTAGTCAACGTACTCTCCCCATTTGGAAACCTTAATAGGCTGGAAAGCCGGACCTTTAATAGTCTCACCAACCAAAGCGGCAGTAGTAATACCCATGGTATTGGCTGCGTAGGAAAGATCCGTTATCTTGTCAAAGATTCCGGGGCTTGAATGTGTTCCTCTAATTTTTCCCATATTTTTATTTTATTTAATTCTGTTATTTTTAGATAAATACTTTTTTTTCTATAAAAGTTGATTTACCAGTATTTAATATTTAATTTTCTGAAGAAATTTTATCCGAAACCGGTGTTTCCGAAATAGAATTAGGATTATAGCCGGTTAAAATCATCACTGATTTGGAATTATTTATTTTACGCTGTATAGAAATTTTTACCTCAGAATCTTTTGCTAAAATCATCGGCGCCGCGTTTCCAAGATTTTCGTCATTTGATGAGATTGAAAACTTATCGGTTTTGATATTAAAGATTTCTATTTTTTCTACAACAAAATCTATATCGATAGTAAATTTTGATTTGTTGCAGTTAACGGGAAAATCTATTGTCAAAACTGCTTTTTGATAATCTTTAATACTTTCTCCCTCTGGTTCATCAATTTCCACATCGGGCTTTATAATATTCATGATCGGAATGTTTACTTCGGCTTTTAATGGTAATTCCTCTGAACGATAATCGTCTTTTGTAATTATATAACCCATGGCTTTTATTTCAAAAGTTTGTGCATAAAACTGCCTGTCGTCAATATTGTATTGAGAAGAGTCATTTATGCTTTCCAAAGTCATCGGAATATAATGTCCGTTAGGACAAATATATGCTTGCCGTGCGGCAAAGGCTTTATTCATCAAAGTATTAAAATCATTAAGATCAGTAAACCTTGTTGAGAATATTGAAACTTTGTATATAAAATCCACTGCAACGGGCTGCCTCATCTTAAGAATAAGTAAAGATTCGCTGCCATTATCGTCAAGCACACGTTTTTTCTTCATTGTGTAAAACCTGTCGCCTGGGATATTCCATAATCCACTCTGTATTTTACCGCTTTCGGGGTTATTGTTTCTTGTAATAGTCTTGAAGTTAAGCAAAAGGTTGTTGTTTTTATCAAGATATTTCCAACTTTGTGAATATTCTGAAAATCTTTGATTACTGAATAATGACATCGTAGGATATTTATTCCCGTTTTCGTCAATGATTTCTAATTTTTCAATCCAGTCTTTAAACGCTTTATCAATATCCTCATATGTTAATGTTTTAGGGAAAAAAGTGCCGCCCTCGAGTATTCCTTTAAGAGTCTCGAGCCGTCTTTCATCGCCAACTTTTTCTTTATGAAGATGTAGAAAATTAAGATTTCTTTTTATGTTTTGCATTATAAATTAGCAGTTTCAGTTACATCACTTACAACCGTACAAACTACATTTCTGTAATAAGGAACGGTACCCCATAATGTGTGGGCATTATCATAATTCACTCTGCCGTCGTCGGCAACAATGAAATATTCCATATGTTCCGGAGTTACCTGCACTCCAATATAATCTCCCCTCTTTATATCGCAATCGTTTTCTTCAAGTTCTTTTTCAAATATAGAAAACGTAAGTTTACCGAGTTTGACGTAATAGCCTTTCAAAACGTTTGTGTCATACGTTTTTAATTCAGGTTTATCTATTTTATAAAGGACATTAAGTTCGACGGGGGTTTTGAATTTAAGATTTTTAAAATTGGCTTCTTTGTATATGTCGTCAATTTTTGTACGCTCCCTATCCACTTCATAGAGGACTACGGTTTGGTTAAGTACCCTGAGGTATTCCATACCCATAGAAACTTGAAGGTTCACCTGGTCTTGTGACGTAAACACATTATTTCTGTTAATTGGGTTCTTTCTTTTAATATTTTCGGTACTTAATTCCATTTTAACAATATTTATTCATAAATACCTTGGTTATATCAATAAAAGACAATATATTTGCAGTAAAATTAAGAATATGAATAAAGAAGCAAAACAACAGCTTGCAGAAATGCAACTCCTTATGGAGAGAATGGATAGTCACATGACAAAAAGTCAAGTTGACAAAAGAACTGAGTTGATTAAAGAGTCAATTTATGAGGCTGACAATATAGGACGTATACAGCCCACCTCAATTGACGACTTATTAAGTAACTACGAGATTAAGCCCGGCGATTTTGTAAGTGTTGGTTATATTAAGCCGTATCCGTTAAGAAAGGTTTATCCAACATCGCCAGAACTAAAGTGGGGTAAAAACAAAGACTTAGATTATAAGACTTATTTTTCACAAATAAAAGGCGGTATTGATCCTAATTCTCCCGTATACAGTAAGCTTGATGCAATGGAAAAAAATCCCGAGTTCACCAATCCAACGGGAAAACCATATAGAAAAATAAATTCAATGAATAACGTTGGATTTAACAGCGTCATTAAATCTTGTCACTATACTATAAACTGGCAAACACAAGATGGGTATTCAGAAACATATCAAAAATTAAGGGTAAATCCTGAAAATGATCTTCGTACCCGTTTTAATATTGATAAAGACTTGATGATGTCATATCCGGCAGATGATTGGAGGCGAAAATATGCTGAAAGGCCTCATGATGATGACGATCCTAATGACAAAGATAACGGTTATCAGAGAGAACCGGCAACAACGGCGCCTCTTTACACTCACGCCAATAAAGATGGTGTAACCAATAGATATTTAAGACTTATTAGAGATAAAGTGAACCCTAAAACAACATATTATTTAGTTGATAGTAATGGCGACATAGATGATGTTGAGGTAAGTCTTGCAAAACTTATGAGCAATATAACCGATAAGTCTTATAAAAAAGAAACCGATAAAATTACAGCCGAAACAAGCCAAGATGAAGCAGAATTTTTACGTGAACTTGAAAAAATTAAAGAAAGTACACGCTTCAAATTTAATACTATGTTGTTGCAAAATATAGCCTTCATTATTGGTTTTGCTAAAAATATAAGAACTGGACAACAAGAAAAATTCAGATGGATAAACAGTAATATTGATTTGGAAGGTGCAGGCCTTGATCCAAATACAAAAAATCAAATTATTCAAAAAGAATACGACGCTGCAAAGAAAGATTTGCCAAATTTCTAAAACAGCAACAGCCCGCTCTCTACTTATAGTAGATAGCTCACAGAGGTTTCGGACGCTGAACCAGTCAATCAGCGTTTAAAAAATAACCGCAGGCTTTTCAGTCTGCGGCTTTTATATTTTATTTTTTATAAATACATTATAATCATTGAAAAATTAAATATTTTTAGTAGATTTATATTTGATGGCAAGTGTTAAACGTACAACAGAAACGCTTGATATACTGAAATCATATCAAGGCGAAAATCCGTATATTCTTACTTTGAAACGCGACGTTTGTATAAATGGGCGCGAGATAAGTGATTTTATATGTGTTTATGTTTTACGTAACCACCAAATTAAGCCAAAACATATTGATAAAATCATACGCATCGCCGATTGGTACGGCGAAAGCCGACAGAAGGAATTAGAGATTGATTTTACGCCGAAAAAGTTAAAGATAATAACTTATTTAGGTGATACTCCAACTTCATATCACTGTTTTGTACAATATCGTAAATCCGTGGAGCCTGCGATGTGGTTTATACCCAAAAAAGCGGTGCTTACTAATTTCTTAGTCGAAGATTATAGTAAAATTGAAGTGGATTTCGACAGATATGATAGGCTGTCAAATTTTCAACGCATATTGTTTGATCATCAAAAGGAGGCAGTTAAGTTCTTATTGTCTCGTAAGAAGTGTATTTTAGCGGATACTATGGGGTTGGGCAAGACAACGGCAATTTCTGTAGCAGCAATTGAAGGAAATTTTGATTCCGTTCTTGTGGTTTGTCCTGCTTCTCTTAAAGGTAATTGGAAACGTGAATTGTCATTTTATATTCCTGAGAAAGATATCACGATAATTGATAGATTTGACGATAAAACTAAGGCGGAACTTGAAGAATTCTTGGGATACGCACCGGGTAAGTCAAATATGAAGCGTGACGAACTTCTTGCTGAAGCAAAAGCACGTGGACAATGGAAGTTTAACCGTTTTGTCATCATTAACTATGATATTCTTGACAAATTCTTTGTTGCAAAACGGACTTATACACAAAAGCAATTTGATGAAATGCTTGAACAAAGCCCGTTGCTTCAATTTATTCATAATAGAAAATCTCTTGTCATCATAGACGAGGCACATGAGCTATCGAGTTCAAAATCAATACGTTACAAAACTATACGTGGGCTTATACGTAAGGGAAATCCCAATAGTATATATCTCGCCACGGGCACGCCGATAACCAATAATCCCGCCAATTTCTTTTGTGTTCTTAATCTTATCGAAAATGAAATAACGGGGGATTGGGAATACTATATGAAGCACTACTGCGGCGCCATTGAATTATTTAAAGATAAAGCAGAGCGCGATAGGTGGACAAGGGTTTATCTTGATGAACATAAAAAGAAATCGTGGTACGACTTAAACAGTGAAGAGAAACAGGATTTAAACAAATTCCTTCGTGAACATTGTGAATATAATATTATTCCCAAAGATCCTATGAATCTTGATGAATTAAGCGAGCGTGTATCGCATATCTATCTTAGACGAGAGAAGGATATTCTTACGTTGCCGAATAAAACTGTTCATGAAATATATTATGAACTTAGTAAAGAACAACGCCAAGAATATGAAAAACTTTGGGAAAAATATGAGGCTGAAAAGAAAAACGAGGAACCCGAAAAAGAATTAAACAAAAACCTTTTAGAGGGTGCCATTTATCGTCAATATCTTTCAAGAGAAATGGTTCCTCATACAATTAAACTTGCAGAAGAAATAATTGGAAGGGGTGAAAAAGTTGTTATTGCTTGTTGTTATGATGAAGAACTTTATACCTTACAAGAATATTTTGGCGATAAATGTGTTATCTATAATGGTAAAATGTCATTAAAAGAAAAAGATAATGCTATTGCTAAATTTATGACAGATGACAGCATTATGGTGTTCATCGGTAATATAGATGCAAGTTCAGTAGGTATAACGCTTATCAGTTCTCACAATTTAATATTTAATGATTTCTCTTATGTAGAAGTTCAAAATAGCCAAATGAGTGATAGAGTCCATCGTATTGGGCAAAAGAAAGACGTTGATATTTATTATCAACTATTTAGAGATACACAATATGAGCGAATGTGGGAGATAACGTTAAGAAAAAAGATAATCGCGGAAACCGTAATCAGAAAGGAAGATGATAAGAAATATAGTTGAAAAATCGATATATGGATTAATCAAGGCATTCTATTTTCTACGCGGACTATGGCGTCTTGTATTTAAGTTTAGAAACCAAAAGATATACCATGGCGGCGCCGCTAACTGTCAGGTTAGATACATCGGTAAACGTCAGTTTTGGGAATTACAACAAGCGGGAGGCTTAGGCTTTGAATACTACGAACAAAAATTAAAAACATACCCTATATGGCAATTAGGGCTTTTTAAATGGAGATAAATTATGGGAAAGTTATATCTAGTATACGGCGAAAGGATTACGAAAACCCTTAATTCAAAGGGATTATACGAATATGAACTCTACTTTTCGGAGGCACCCGAAATAGTGTGGGGTGAAGATTGGAACTCAAATTGTCCGTCGGCATGCGATCCGGAAAACATACGGCCGGATGAAACGACTTATCAGAAAATCATGCGCGTAGAAACAGAGGTGCCGCTTAACTGTATTGGAGATAACAGCTGCTTCAGTTGTCAAGATATGATGGATCAAATAGTGGCGTGCGTGTGGGAAGATATCAGTACTTATGAAGAGTATCCTGAGCCACTAAGACTTGTTTTTAAATATGGCGAAGAATTTGAAAAAGTTGAAGCAAAATTCAAACGACGAGACATTGTATTAGATATTGAAGAAAAAGAAAAACCGCAGGAATGATGCCTGCGGTTACTTTTTAAGAAAGTTCTATTTCGCCGTTTTTTATTTCTGTAATAAAACCTTGTTCATTTACCCATTCTTCTGTGGCATAACCGTCAAGAGAAGGAGGTTCTATACTTGCAATTGCATTATCAACATATTCTTTTGTAGGAAGAATTGAAATCGCGTTATCTACATAATCCTTTGTAGCAAAATTTTCAGTATCTTCACCTACACGTTTCAAGGCGCCACCTGAAATTATAATATAGGCATGGACGCCATCGTTTTCCTTAACAGATATTATTTGTCCGACATATGGCGCACCTTTCGTGAGTAATCTTCCGGCAGCATAATCTTGTGCGTCTGTCAAATTTTCCCACAATGAAGAATCATCAATAGGGTTTGCATTACTTCTTCGAAATACAAAGCCAAAGTCGAGATAAGAAATATAAGCCATTATCCTATTGTAATTTTATACGTGTTATTAACGGTAAACGGTGCATCAGGAATATAATAATAAACCTTATATTCTATTGGAGAATATCCATTAACACCCCCTACCATGCATGTTGTCATTTCAAAATTATTTTTTAGGTCAGTGCTATTATAGTTAACATCAAGAACCTCAATTAAGGTTTTATTTGAAGGTATTGCAATAATCACTTCTTTATTAAGCGCTGCTATTGATATAGTAAAACTATTTTCTGCTTGCCCAATAGTGTTTGTTTTTATAAACTCTTCGGTAAAGCCCGTTTGAGGTTCATCAGCAAACGCTTTTGCGAAAGAACATCTGTATCCTGTAATACTACTTGAATAACCTTTTTTTGTTCCAGCAGAAATTCCGGATTGTGTTTTACTTGGGTTACCAAGATTAGTATATGGCGTTACGCCTGAACTATGTTTTATAGATACTGAAAAACGATAATTTGTATCATCAGTTACAACAAATTCACTAGTAATAGTTCTTGGGAATCCTGTTGTCACCTCTTCTTGTTGCACACCAGTGACATCTGGTCCGTATTGATAACTTCCATTATTAAATGTATATGATGTTTCCGTAACCCTTAATATAGTACCAACTTCAAAAGGTTTAGCCAACTCATTGTTAACTTTTAATATTGCAGTAACTGACGGCTCTATTATTTCACCGTCTTTTTCTATATATTCTATTAAAGCATTTATATCCTCACGGTTAGTAGTAACATCACCTGAAAGATTTAAAATATAATTATTTACAGTTTCAGCAGAAGTTTCTAAATTAGTAATACGTGTTGTTAAATCTCTAACTATGCCACTTTCAGTAAAATCACCTATTGCCTCTCTTAAATCAACAATCAACTGAGAAATTTCAGTTATACTGCTTAATGTACCTGCAGAAAAAACATCAAAAGCGTCTTTATCAAGTTTAGTTGCTACAAAATCTGCTAAATCATTAATTTCTTCTTCTATTTCTTCTCGTAATGCCTCTATTGTTTGATTAATATAAGCAGTTATACTTGATGTTTCCGAAGATATAGCATTATTAATAGCATATTTTATACCGGTTGCATAAAGTTTTCCGTTTCTAAATGTGAGAAAGCCTTCTCCACCGCCCCCATTACCAAGCGCGATTGAAATAATATGGTTTTGGATATTTATACCGTTTCCTTCTTCGTATTCACTGAATAAGTCTTCTACATTTATTTCAGTACTAGAACCGCCGTTCCAAGTAAGAATCAAAACCGGTTTTCCGTCAAGGCCGGGTTGTACGTCCACGTTTTCGAGGAAGCCTTTTTGAATAAAGACATTAGCATCAATATATGATACAACCTTGCGGTTATTACCAAGAAGTTCGATATGGTTGTTTTCTTTATTAAACTTAAGTGTTATAAAAGATGACAAATAATTACACTCTTGTGATAAGAAATCATCATTAGGATCAAGGTTAAGAACTATTTTACGTCTTGTTTCTCCACTACCGTCATCGTAATTCTGTATCACTACGCCCCATTTAACTTCCTCACCATTTTCATGCGGAATACTCCTATCATCAATATAAAGCCATTTGGCGTAGTTTTTAACTGAATCAATTTTTTGATTTATTACTGAAAGTTTGGAATTGAATTTAGACGTAAGCCTATAATCTTCATTGATTCTTTCAGATTTTTCATCACTAATGCGTCTTTCAAGATTACGGTTTGTTTCGTCAATAGTTCTCTTTATTGAAGTTTCTTCAGATATACGTGCATTTTTTTCAGTGTTTAGAATATTTCTAACATCTTGTACCGCGCTTTGTCTTGCCGAAGTTTCTGCGTTTATTTTAGTATTAAGATTACCAACAGAACGTTCCCTACTGCTTTTTTCCTCAGCAATAACTTCATTTAAATGGGTTTCTCTCTCACCGATTTTCTCTAATAGAATTCTATCATTTTGAGCACGCTCATTTTTTTCGCATTCTAAATTGGATTCCGCCTCTTCTTTATCTATGCAGATTTGCGAAACTATTCCATTCATACGTTGGTTTTGCTCGTTATTAATGGAATATAATTCGTTTATGTGCGAATGAGCATAGTTATCGTTTTCAATAATTTTTCTTCTTAAAGCCTCCTCATTCTCATCATGGCGGTCATTGCTTTCTGATAATTCATTACGAATAACGTTATTATCAGCAAGGAGTTCCTCTTTTGTCCTGTTTAATTCTCGTGCAACAGTATTTTTGGTATTACCTATGGTTGCAAGCGCTTCTCTTAAACGCCTGTCAAGATCTGAAATAGAATTTTGGACAATACTATCTATACGAACATTAATATCATTAATGATATTGCGATATGTTGAAACAAATTGTTCAAGAGTTTCATTATATTCTCGCTCTATTTCAGTTATACGGCTATTAAGATTCCTATCAGCCGCTTCACGATTTGTTATTTCCCTTTCAATCTTACTATTGATATCACAAAGTCCGTCCTCGATGTTTTGATATAACTCTGATAAACGATTTTTAATATTTTCATCATTAGTAAGATAAACATTAACAACAAAATCATAGAATTCACTTGTAAATGTCATAAAATCCTCAGTTAGCGCCGATATTTCGTCGTCATGAGAAATTATATCAAGGCTTTGTATCAGTTCGATACAGGCTTCTGTGAAGCCAGTTATAAGATAAGGTTCGCTTCCGTTAACGGTAAGGCACAAAGTTCCGCCACTTTCAGGGGTGAAAGTGGAACCTGAGAATGAAAATACTTGTGAAAAGTCAGTTCCCTCAATTTCTATTAATTCGCCGGAAACGCGTTTTAATACTAATTTTTTGTTTTCCGGATTCCATATACCAGATTCTATATCACTACCACGAAGGAAATTGAAGTTTTTATCCAATTCGCCTCCGGTGAGACTACAGTTTTTTGTAACGTCGTTACCATATGTAGTATTGCTGCTATCGTAACGATTAGTCAGTTTAAAATATGTTATTCCTGATGCTAAAGCCATTGTTTTTACAAACTGTTTTAAGTATAAATACCTGTTTAGAAGCAAAAAAAGCCCGCGAAAACCGCGGGCAAAGTGAAATTATTGTTTTGAAATTTTAGTCTTTTACCTCAGTATCACCAGTTGGTGGAACAAATAATGAATGAGAATATAATTTGTTCCAAATTTTAACTTTATAGTTAAAAGTAATTCCGTCAGTTTCGCCGTTGTCAATTTTAGTGAATTCATCAACCACAGCGTCAACTTCACCGTGCCTTTTTATATTCGAATATGCAATTGCACAAACCAAGGCATCACATGAGTCGTAATTTTCTTTTTTAAGTTCGCCTTTTTTATTATATAGCCATGGAATATTCGGGTATTTATCGCTTACGGCGTTCATCATGATTTGTTTCTTTTCACAATCAAAAGAATAAGAGCCAAAAAGTACAAGTTTACTGTCTTTCAATGCCTTTTCTATGTGCTTTAATGGATATACTTCGCCGCGTTTGTTAAACTTTCTAATTGTTAGAAGTTCAGGAAAAGACGCCATTCTAGCATCATAACTCGAAATATAGAAAGGTATAATCTTCAACGTTCGATAAATAGAATCTGAAAGCATACCGTTAAATTGCAACAATGTGGCAACGGTAGCAGCATTCGAACCGCCTGACGCATATGTCATAGGGGATTCAATAACACATTCTGTAATCTTTTTAAGCGGGCAATCAAGACTTTTTGTAATCTCGTCTATCTGAAGCAAAAAATCGTTTTCAAAAATTTCTTTTCTAAGGAAAAGTGCTTCAATTCCGGTTTTTCCTTTATCTATCTTTGGAGATACATGGGAAATAAATTCAATGACAGGTTCATTTTCACCGTCATCGTAAATAATAGCAATACCTATACAGGCAGTACTTATATCCAAACCCAATATCAAACTAGGATATTTTTTTTCGGGCGTGCTGTTTTCTATAACTGTGTTTTTTTTCATAATCATTTAAAAAATATTTTCAAAGAGAAATAAATCAATAAAATTTTGTATATTTAGCAAAAGTGTTTTATTATGGCAGATATAGATAAAAAATTATTGAAAGAAATAAAAGAATACTGCGAGTTAAACAAACTTAAAACCGATGCTTTTATAAATCATTTATTAAAGGATGCTTTTATGAAAGAAAAATATGGCGATAGGCCAATGGTTATTCAGGCGCCTTTTACACGGGTAATCGAAGAACCAAAAGAAGAAGTTATTAGTGTACCATTTGTACAGTTTGCTGATGATGTCACTGCGCAAACCATTAGTAATTATGAATACACTTCTGCAACTACTGCTGTTTATGAAGGAAAAGAAGTGCCTAAGGAATATTATGAAAATATAAAAGTTGAACCGAAAACAAACAAATCAAGAAAAAGAAAACTTTAATGGATACAAAAGTAAATTTAGGAAAAAACGCTCAAGTATGCGTTAAATGGAATGTACTCCCTGTTGACAGGACAGATGAAAAAGAGGAAATAATTAAAGCCATGATTGCCGAGAAATACGGCATTAATAAGGCAAACGTAGAAGTTACGCCTGTTTATAGAAGTATGTCGGGTAATCAGGAAGACGTACTTGTTAACGAAGTGTCTCAGAATATACAGGATCCAATTTTTCAGCAGTCCTTATTTAAGCCATTCCTTGAAAGTAAAGGTATAGAAGATTATGATTACGATAAAATAATTGAAATTGATAATTTAATCAACAGCACAATCAATTACGAACTGTACGACAAGCACAAGAAGTATACTTTTAAATGGATTAAGTGGTCTAATTTCATGTCGTATGGCCCTGATAACTATTTTGATTTTACAACCTTGAAAGATTTAGTACTGTTGTCGTCAATCCCCGCAAATCAAGGTGGAAAGACAACATTTTGCCTTGATCTTTTAAGGTTTTTACTTTTCGGCAAGGTTACATCTCGCGAAAACGATTGGACTTTAGCGAGAGTATTCAATGACCATATTCCTGAAGCTACAGAAGTGTTAGTTGAGGGTTGTATAATGATAGATGGAGTGGATTATGTCATTAAACGCGTTATTACACGTCCGACGCTTGCAAAGAGAACTAACAAAAGTAAGGTTACACAAAAACTTAACTATTATAAGTTGATCAACGGACAATATGTTGATTTAATTGATGAAGATGCAGAAAATCTTGAAGGCTCAACTAATACCGAAACTAATAAATTAATAAAAGAAGCCATTGGTAATGAACGTGATTTTGATTTAATGATTTGCGTGAGTTCGGACAACCTTAAAGGATTAATTTCTTTAAAAGATACTGATAGGGGGCGCCTTATGGCAAGGTGGATAGGATTGCTTCCCGTTGAAGAAAAGGATAAAAATGCCCGTGAATGGTACAATAAAAAAGTTCAGCCAACATTGTTGCTTAACAAATATAACAAGATTGAACTTCAATCTGATGTAAAAGAATTGGGCGAATCTAACAAGGAATATCAAATTACGCTTAAAACCGCTGAAGAGAAAAAGAAAGAAAGTGAAAAGAAACTTGAAGAACTGAAACAAAACAAAGACGCCTTACTTCAGTCCAAACGACAGATAGACGCCTCTCTTACCAAAGTTGACATAACTACGGTAAAACAGGAAAATGAAAGGCTCACTAATGAAGGTATTACTAAAAAAGCCAAAAATGAATCTGATAAAAAAGAATATGAAAGTATAAAAGACGTTCAGTTCAATATGGCTGATTATGAAAATAAATTAGCAGAAGATAAACAGTTATCAATTGAACTTAATAACGATAGAAACGATTGTAAACGAATTAGAAACGAAATAGACGCTCTTAAAAAAGGCGAATTTTGTCCGACTTGCGGCGCCCGTCTAAAGGACGTTGACAACTCAGCAAAAATCAGCCAAAAAGAGAAAGAATTTAACGTTTTGGCCGAGAATGGTAAAAAGAAAAAAGAAAAATTAGAAGCCCTACAGAAGGAAATCGAAGAACTTAAGAAAATCAACGATGTTTATAACAAAAAACTTAGATTAGAACTAATTATTGAAAAGAATAACGTTGATTTAGAGAATCTTAGAAATAAAATTAAAGATAATAAGCGCCTTATCGCCGATATTCAGGCTAATGAAGATGCTATTATTGCTAATAACAAGATTGATGCCGCCATTAATGTGGCAAAAGCAAATATTGCAGCTGAAGAACAAATCAGGGACACTCAGCAATCAAATATTGAGGCAATAAAGGCTCAAATAAAGACAAATGAGGAAAAGATAACAACAAGCGAAAAAATTATAGCCACAATAGAGAAGGAGGAGGAACTTGTTAAGGCGTGGAAAATATATCTCGAGATTATCGGCAAAAATGGAATTTCCAAAATGGTTCTCAGAAATGCGTTGCCGCTTATCAACAGCGAACTTAGGCGCCTACTTAATGGTGTATGTAATTTTAGCGTTGAAGTTGGTATTGATGACAGTAATGACGTTATGTTTTATGAAATACTTGATGGCGTAAAGCGCAGCCTTGGCGCCGGATCAGGATTTGAACAAACAGCGGCAAGCCTTGCGTTGAGAAGCGTGCTTAGTGAAATTTCAACATTCAGTAAACCGTCATTTGTAATCTTTGATGAAATACTTGGTGGTGTAGCTGATGAAAATTATGACAATATGAAACTGTTGTACGATAAAATTGCTAAAAATTATGCATTCGTATTACAAATAAGTCATTTAAAAGCCCTCTCCGACTGGCATAGTGCTAATATAATTGTGAAAAAAGAAAACAATATATCAAAAATTGAACGTGCTTGATTTAACGTTTTCTTAAGTGAGTGATAATATGATTGTTTAACCCTTTAAATTAATGAAGAATGAACTTATTGACGAAGGAACACGTAGTTATTTCAATAACTTAAAAGACATTAAACCTTTGACAAAAAGAGAAGAACGAAAATTGATGCTTCGTTATAAAAATCAAAACGACATCAATGCGAGAAATAAACTTATTACATCGAATCTAAAATATGCAAGCCAAATGGCGTCTGCGTATAGGGATATGGGAATAAGTTATAACGAGTTGATAGCCGAAGCAAATGACGGCTTAATCAAGGCAATAGATAAGTTTGACATCAGTCAGGATGTAAAACTGATCAGTTATGCAAAATGGTGGATACGGCAGGGAATAGAAAATGCAATAAAGATAAAAAACCGAATGCCTGAAAGCGATTTACCAGAAGATAGAAGTTTATATTTCGAAGGCACCGACGGCGACGATAAAGAAGAAAGATTAGACGACGCTTTTGCGGTGGAAAACGCTAATGATGACGACCGTGAAAAAAATGAATTTATCGAGAATCTTATGGAGGTATTAAGCCCAAGAGAGGCTGACATCATAAATTTGTATTACGGCAGACGCGGACAAAAAGCAAAAACCCTTGAAGAAATTGGAGAAAAATATAAGTTAACTAAAGAGAGGGTTCGTCAAATAATGGAAAAAGCCTTACTCAAAGTCAGAAGTAAATGTATGCTTGTTGATAGCAAATATACTTCTAATTGAAAATAATAAACTATTTATATAAAAGAATTTTATGGCAAAAGGAAAAAAGAAAGACGAGGCTGTAATAGAGGAGCCTCAGGTAAACACTGAAAATTTAACAGGAACCGACATGGGCTCAAATGGTGCTTTTGTTGGCGAACTCGGCGACGAGGGTAAGACAGATGCAGAGATTAATGAGCAGCCTACGGAAGAAACAACTGATGCTCCTGATGTTTCAACAGAAACGTCTGAAACACCAAACCCTGCAGAGACAGAACCCGAGGAAAGCAACGAGCAAGGACCAGATGTTAACCCGCCTTCGGAAGACGCAGACAGTGAAGCTTTGATTGAGAAAGCAGAGGAAACATTGAAGGGCGAGGAACAGTTAGAAGAAGCGTTAAAGAATAACGATACCGATGCCGCAAAAGAAATTCTTGAAACCGAACTTAAAAAGGCAGAAGAAATCAAGAATGAACTTAAATCCGACATTGAAAAGAAAGAAGAGCAATTAAGAAAGAAAAAGTTCCGTCAAAATTTTGCCGGTTTTTGGAACGGCGTAAGTAGCGGTTGGGATTATTAAATATTATGAAAGACAAGGATTATATTTTAACAAAACAGATGTTCGAAAACATCGAACGTCTCAGTAAAAAACCTCTTAGGGAAAGTGAGGAAGACAAAGAGTCTTCAATAGCAATAACTAATGATCCAAGGTTTGGACAAAATGTACTTCAAAATCAAATTGAAGCCTTCCGTAAATCTGTAAGCGGCGGCGCCAAATTTGCTGATGAAAATAATGACGATGCTGAAAGCAATCCGTTGGTATTTTATCCTAAGAGCGGAAACCTTGTCTTCACAGGTAGTATTCCAAATCTTTCAGGATTAAGATTTCAATTTAGTCTTAATGACGTAACTAATGCGCCTTATATTTTTGTTGATGGTTTAGCACTTACAGAAGATGTTCTAATGATACTTCAGCGACTTTCGGGAACGTATAAGAATTGGGTCGAAGAGTGGCAGGCTTCTACAGATTTGCTTGACAAGTTAAAGAAAGAAGAAAATAAAAAACCACGTTTTAACTAACAATGTAAAACGCAACGAGATGCAAGATGGTTCCCAATACAAAACCTGGCATATCCTGATGAAAACAATGATTACTGTGTCGGTAAAAATGTTGGCGGATTTCAGCAATTTCAGAAATATAAACATCTTGGGTATAAGATGCTAATAATATACGATAAAAGTAAATCGGTAAATGACGAGTTTAAACGAGTGTTTGTAATTGCAAGAAATGGACATTTATTTTGGGAACTATATACCAGTTGTCCAAAACAAATATATGGATAATATCTGAATAGTCAAGAAAAAAGCCGTGGGTTAATGACTCACGGCTTTTTTTATTACTTATATCCATAAGAATTCATTATGTCATCCGGATAAACAGTATATAGTTCATTTGGAATGCCAAAAACTTTACAAATGCCATCGGAAATCATCTTTCTATCATTCGGATTAGTGACATTATGATTGTTGAGTTCTTCTTCTAATGCATCATATATTTCGTCGCCATAATAACCTCGGTGTGCCATATCCTGATATATAAGCCATGCGATATTTATCCATTGAGGGATATCGCGTTTATTAGCGCTTCTTTTTGAGAATAAGTTACGAAAGAAATCTATTATCCTATTTTCCTTAAGTATTTCCTCCGTGATTGGTTTCTTTTGCTCATTGAGTATTTTCTTTATGCTCTCAGCTATCATTTGCCTGAGTTGCGTTTCATTGATTTTAATTGATTTTTTATTCATAGTTTTCTTTTTATTTTCTTTTAAATGAAACGGCATCGTACCGTAATATTTTCCGCAGGCGGTACACTTGTATATCGGCTCGCCCTGTATAAATACTGCAACCTTACCGCCACAGTCGCAATGCTCGGGTACTACCTTACCTTCGTCGTTACGTACCACCTTTTTTGGCTTTTTACTTTCGTTCATGTACTCTTTTTCAATAAGTTCTTCTACTTCGTTATAACTTAACACGCGGCGGCTGATGATCGGTGACTTATCCCATAAACAAAGGCAAAAAGAGTCATTTTCTCCCGCCATAAAACCATAACAGTTATATCCGGCTGCTAACGCTTTCTGCGCTCCTTCTTCTGACGGGCCTTCATAATAATCCATTTCTCCATATTCGCCAAACTCGTCCATTTCGTCAAGCGACGCAAGATTAAGTTTGTTACCATCTATGACATATTCTTCAACGGTATCGCCATATTCTTTGGCATACTCAATATCGTCAGTCAGCCATAGCAAATGTGTGCGTTGACTGCCGTATTCTTTCTGATAACCGCGATAGTATATTTCAGTGCCGTTTTGCATATAATATAAATACCTGTATTTTAAGCAAAAAATTGTATAATTGTAATATGGGAAGAAAAAAATATCCAAACACAGTACAGATTGCCCGCATTACCGATGATAGTGAGGGACAATGCGTCGTTGATTTTATCAATGGTATTATTGAGAAGTACGAACTACGGAAAAAATATCCAGAAGTAGAAGTCAGATGGCGAGGAATAAATTACGACACCTCAAGTCCGCACGCCACCGACGATAAAATGGTTCAACTCGTTTGCCAAAACCGTCTTATCGCAATGGTATATATGCGCCGCGATGACTGGAACTATACCGAATTAACTATGGTTTTTGTGGGCGATGCCCTCAAGGCGTGCGAAGATTTTGAAAAGAAACTTGGTTTATTCAAGAAAAAGTTCTAACTTTGTAACATGAAAGATATAAATGTATGGCTATGGATTATCATACTAAATATTGTCAAACGAATAATAGACGAAAAATATCCGATAGAAAATGAGCAACGAGAACAACAATAAAACAGAAGAAGGCGTATCACCAAAACTTCTTTCGCTAGCCAAACACATCTCTGATTGGTTAGACCAATATACTGACGAAGAGTTCGACAAAGGGCACGGCGTCAGTGTGCTTCTTATGGCATTTGATAAGGATGTTGAAAATAGCCGCCTACTTTATACACTCTACGACAAGGCTGACCCTCAGGGTGATATGATACGCGCTATTGATCATGGCATTGCAGGTTTTCTGAAAAACGACGAAGACGATAATACCCGAGACACACGTACCGTTTTCAATGCAATTTCAGAATTTATGGCGCTTATATTTGCTAAGTATCCCGCTGTGTACGAAAAATTTGATACTTATGTTCAACATTATCGACAGAATATGTATGATAGCGCAACAGAAGGAAAAACAGGGATTATAATATAGAATACACTAACGGATTGAAATATGAAAAATAAGGATTTTTGTCCTGCGACCATAGAAAAGATTTTGAGTTTAAAAAAGCCATCCGAAGTTCGTGAACTGACGTGGCATTATGGAGCAGAAAGTATTGCTGATTTAGCGGTTAAACTTTCACAACGTACAGAGTTAGTATAACCAATATAAAGTAAATTTTAATGTATTCGGAGATACACTCACAGATATGAAACGAAGTGAGAAGATAGTCAAAAGGCTTAATGATATGGGGGTTATACATGACCTTAACCCTCTCGTTTTTACACACAGAGGAAACCGCAATGGCTCATTCTCTTGGTGCGTATCAAGTGGCGTAATAGATATAGGTTCTACTTGTAGTATGCAAAAGTGCTTGAAGTGGAAACGTTGGATTTATAGCCCGAAATTATACGAGATATTTGAATATCACGAAGGCCAAAAGATTCACTATGGCGAAATCGTAGAAGATTAAAATTGAATTATTGTTTTCGGAGATACACTAACAGATATGAAGATAAATATAGAAACAAAATTCAATATTGGTGATAAGGTTTGGAGAAAGAACCTTGTTACAAATGAGGCATCACAGGTTGAAATTACTCGCGTAGATGTTTACTACTTCTTTGAAGAAAATGGCAAGGAGAACTATTGTGTAATGTATCACGTTAAAGGAGATACTACGATGTGTAACATATCTAATAAGGTAGATGCTAATAATGCGTTTGCAACACAAGAGGAGGCCGATGCTTGCCCTCCTTATGACAATGCAAACTATGCAAAAGTTTAAGTATTAGGAAATACAAAAACAAATTAAGGTATGAGAGTTCCAGATAACATTTACCTACAAGTTTGTATGGAGTGTCCCAAAGAGGACTGCAAAAATTGTCGGTTTGAGGATTTGGTTGACAATGTAACTTGGTGTAGAGATAGAATCTTCAAGAATGACTTTGAGTATATCAGCAAGAAATCCCTACTAAATTGGGCAACAACCTTTCACGCTATGTCACTAAATGATACGGAAAGAAAGACAATGCAGAAAGTCATTGATAAGATTGAATCGTATAAGTGATTGCTAATATATTGGGGAATACAAATAGATATGGGGTTGATACAATATAATGAAGAAAACCGGCTAAAGGTACTTGCATTTGGCAAGTATAAGGGCAGAAGTTTATCATAGGTTATTGGAAATTATCCTGATTATATCAAGTGGTGTCTTGAAAATGTAAAAGGCTTTGAACTTTCTAAAGATGAAATGGACAATTTGGCAATATCTCTTAGGAATAAACAAAGTTCTTATCGTGATTATTGCCCAAGTGGTGAAGCAAAGTGTGATGAATGGGAATCTTGGGCTTGGGGTGGAGCAGTTTCACCTTGGGGCTCGGATTTTATGTAATCAATATATTTTAGCAAAACTATGACAGCAACTGAGCCAGCAAGAATTGCAACATATGGCAAAGGCAATTGCCGCAACTGCCCCTATTGGGACCCCGCTCCTGATTATTGTGAGGTTTACCAAATGTTTATGAAAGGTAACGGGTATGAAGCAACATGCACATTCGAGGAACCCGTTAGCAACTATATTCCGTCTGGGACCAGGTTTTAACATTAAAAAAATAAAATATGGAAGATTCGCACAAAGACAAAATCCTTTTTCATTTAGGCTTCTTTATCGGAAGCATGTGTCAAGAATATGGCTATTCATTTAAGGAAGTCTATTCAATAGCAAAAGAGTACTTCGAAAATAATAAGTATTTCAATTAAAACAAAAAATTACCGTATATTTGCAGCATGACAAAAGCAGAAAAAATTAAAACGTTGCACGAAAAAGCCGATGAATGGCGCAAGGATACGTATCTTTTTGAAGGTGTAAAACCATATTCCAAGTTTGAACAGGATTTGGTACAAACATACGAAAGCATGCGTGAAAGATTTGATTTCAGCATTGAAGACGTGAAGCCCGGTTCTAAAAAGTACATTCACGTTTACACCATGTATCTCATCATTGCGCGTAGATTAACAAAAAGTATGCATCGCCCAATTACCGGTAAGGAATTGGATAACTTTATGACATCGGAAACCATAGGCTCCTGTGTAGAAAGTATACTTGAGAAAGAAGAAAACGAATGGTGTAACTTATCAAAGGCAAAAAAAGTTTCCCATTCCTGGCTGCAATGCGTATATAATACGTTAGTGTATTTTAGCGTTAATATCTATACCGTATATGGCTTCATTATTGAATTTTTTGACATAGACGGAAGGGATGAAATAAGAGAAAACTTTAATAATATATTCAAACACGCCTTGGATTTTGAAGCCGAAATGGTAAGCGTTATCGAAACCGCATTTGTATTAAAAAACAACAAAAAATGATACTATATTGCAAATACGAAGAGGATTTGTTACCGAACTATGTGGATCAGTTTCTTTATGACGCTGAGCCTATTTTCATGAATCCGCATCTTTATCCAATGTTCAATTTAGCTTTGTTTTATACGAATGAAAACAATGAGGTAAAACATAAATTGTTTGCCTTCGCAAAATCATGCAAAAGAAACCCCGATGGTTCTCTCATAGAATATTTCGCCAATTATAGAAACAAAGTAAAAGAATTCCTTACCGATGGCGTAAAGAAACCCTTATGCATAATGATTCAACAAACATCAATCGACGACTAATATGTGTTTAATATCCGAAAAAAGGTACCCGATACCGGCAGAACATAACATAACATGCTTCAAGGTGATGGTTTCACACCGCGCCTCAGGCCCCTATTTCACCCCGTATCGCAGCGCTGAAATGAAAGACAATTGCCTTAGCACTGAAGATAGCGAGGTGCAGTATGGCGTAGAAACATATCGCGGAAATGAATGGCAGGTTGACTCGGGCTATATACATACGTTCCGCAGTTTTCTCGATGCCTACGATGAAGCCTTTCGCATCTATACACCCTATGTCGTAATCTTCGAATGTACAATACCGAAAGGAACACTATACTATGAAGGTAAGTATGGGCCGGATAATAGCCTTGCATCAAGAAAGATAATCTTCAATAGAATTGAAAAAACAGTAAAACACAATACTGAACCAAAAATAATGTTTTTTTAAAAAAAACAACGGCTAATGTAAAAATTAGCCGTTCATTATTTAAGTGGTGTTCATTATTTCTGGACACGCCTGTTCTACTGGATAGGATGAATTAGTTCAACAAACCTGAGTTCCCTCGCACAATATTCGGTACCGTTCTCGAAATATTCCACCCCCGCAGGTATCTCACAACGATAGATTAAAACTTTCTTGTAACGCCCGAACCTCTTTATTGCCCTTTTTCCATTACGGTAGGCATGAATATAACCTGGTCCAAAATCTAATATTTCATCACCGGTGGCGGGATTAACCCAACGATCAGCAACCAGGTTCTGCCACTTGATGTTGCTGCGGTTTGCCTTTAGCGTCTCCTTTCCCTGAATAATTTCCTCAGGAATGCGGGTATTCGTGTAAAACGTCCTGATGTACTTGGTACCCTTCAACACCTTCTTGTAACATATTAGAGGCCTCTTGGTAATCTTGGGAGCCCTCATTGTCGTACTTAAACACATATTATTGTTCGTTTATAAATGAATAAACCATTTTGTCAAAAACTATCTGCCTTGCACAGATGTCGTTATCTTCACCTTCAAAATATTCAGTACCTGCGGGTATCTCGCAACGATAAACAACTAGGCTGTTGTCATGTAAGTTAGCACAGGCACGCTTGGCGGCGCCTAAGGAATAGTAGGCATGAATGTACCCGCTTCCAATCGCGGGATAGCTTAGCCAAAGAGTTCCCATCATCTTCACCAACGACGTCCACTTGCGTTTCTGATTGTTTGCCACGAATGGCTTGACACCATTGAGAATTTCGTGATCCAACTTGGTATTACGGAAAGGCGTGGTATAACGCATCTTGTCGCCGTGCATTTTTTGTACACGGATAACCTTGTAACAAACGCGGTTCTGCTTTGACTTTTGAGGCAAACCAAATTTAGCATCTTTAATTATTAAGCACATTACCAATCTAAATTTATTTGTTTGACAATCCTGATCTTTTTCGAAGCAAAACCCTGATATTGATTAAAGCTTACGGGACAGATACCCCTATAATAATCTGTTCCCTTCGGAATTACGCATTCCCAAACTTCATAAGCCTCGCAATCCCCAATATGAAGATGGGGAAAATATTTGGAAATAATACTCGCTTTAGCATCTTCAATGTTGGCGAAAGTGTGAATGTAACCCTCATCAACTTCATATAAGTCACCATGCGCATAAACAGGAATACTCATGGCAGCATTGTTACACTCGGCTTCAAAGACGACGCCGTTAATGACATCGTTTATCTTGGGAACCTTCTTGCCATTAAACGGACTATAGAATTCGTCCTTCTTTCTATCCAAGAAGCCATACCTTACTTTGAATACCTTGTAACACTTCAGATTTACACGGCACTTTATCGGCTTGTTCTTCATACTTAATAAACACATTTGCTTCAAATTTTGATACAATGCAAAGATAGGCAAATTTATTTTAAAAACAAAAAACCGTGAAACTTTTTCGTCTCACGGTTGATTAATTCTATATTTTGTCTTTCTTTAATATCTTTAAATCTTTTGGATTAAAAATGACGTAATTCGTATTTCCCTTGTCAACCCATTTAATCCCCTTGTAGCCCTCTTTATATAAGAACTCGGAGGTTTCCTTGTCGCTTCCGAATAAATGCGCCAGATCGCCGTAAATATCGCCACCGTTCTCAGCATCCAAGATATACTTGCACTGCTCTTCCCAAAACTCCCTCTCATGCCCGGCATACGCCTCTCTACCATATTCATTTTCTTCGGTGTAGTATTTGTAGAAATCCATTGCAATACGATTCACTTCAGTCCTTGAAATGCCTTCGTAAGAAAGATAACGCCCATCAGGGACTTTTACAGTATAGATATAACCGCCCTGCGCGTAATCCTTCGCAACCTCAAGGCTGTCACTGAGATAAAAACCGTAACCGTAAGCCTGTTCCCCCCAACCACTGCCTAAATAGGCTAAGTCAAACTTGTCAAAGTCCGCCGCAGTGCCGTGAAAGAGATTCATTTCCTTAATTGTCTCACGGATGATTTTACGTATTATTCTTTCCTGCTTATCCATTAATGATTTTTTGAATGGCTTCAGAAATTATTTCATCAATACGGAATTCGTTTAAAAAACTTTCTTTTACTACTCTGTCTAAAGCAGAACTATTATATTCGGTATCATCCTCCATGTGATGCCTCAACGCTGCCACAATTAATGCCTTAACCTGCGGCGTAAAGCCATTCAAGATTTCATAACCTTCATCAGAAAGTTCCCAACCGTAATAATTTTCATCATATTCCGGACCGGCCCAATAACTGGTACCCGTGTAACGCCCGTAGCCGTGACGAATAATACCGATACCATCAATAGGCAAATCGTATTCTTCTATTATTTCTTCAATGTCATTGGGCTGCCTACCATATACCTGTTGAAATGCATAGGCGTAGTCATCAAGAGTCAATTCAATATTGTCTTGTTCGTCATATTCGTCATCGTCGGCGTCATGTGGAAATATATTATGCTCATTAATAGCAGCCCTAATGGCTTCACGTAATTGAGATTCACTAACAGTTTTATATTGTGGCTTGTCATAATCCGGTGTACCATAGTCAGGCTTGTCATAGTTAGGAGTACTGTATGACGGAGCAACATTACCAAAACCCTGTTGCGTATTATCATATTCAACGCTATCAGGCCCCACTACCTGAGGCTCTACCGGTTCAGTAGACTTTGGCGTCATCTTGTTTATAACATTAATTTTTCCAGAAAAACCATCGCTTTCATTAGACTTCGAAAGTATTCTTTCAACCATCTTAAGAGAACCTTCATCAGCCTTCGAAGTTATTACTATTTCAATGCCTTCAACAAACTTATCAAGCGGATATATGCCTTCACTGCAGTATAGCCTTTCTTCAGCCTCATATCTATTACTTGAATTAAATTTGTTTCCAAAATAATTATATGGAACTAATTTAGCGCCCCTTATCTTCATTAATGCATCAGCATCAAATGTTAAACGACAAAAGGCACCAAAAGATTGTCTTATATTAAAACTTTTATCCCTGGTGAAACATATATACGGCATTTCAGCACCACTTTCATCTAATACGCGAGATTGATTATATACGTTATCAAGTTCGGCTTCCCTGTTGTCGCGACGCCTTCTATCACGACGCCCGTCTTCGCCATCAGAATATTCAGCCTTTAAACGATTTTCACATATCATGCCATATAAACCCTGTAAAGTTGTGTAATGATATAGAACGCCATGATAATGCTCAGTTAATACTGCCTTGATAGCTTCACGTATTTGAGATTCGGATATCTTGAATTTCATATGCTATTTTTGTTGTAAAATCTTTATTTGAAATATGTAATTTAGTAATAAATATTTGATTCATATTGGAAATGTTATTAAAATATAAAGCCAATCGTAATTATTCCGAAAAAATTTATAAAAAAGTATCCTCAAAAAATGATTTGAGAAAAGACGATGTTGTAGTATATATGTATTTGTATGAAGACGGCATTTTATATGACTATTATCCAAAGGGAAGGGTATGTAAAAAAATGTAAAAATTTCCGGAAAAATTTTTTTGAAAAAACGATTTTTTAGAAAAAGGGGGTACCCCTTTGAAAAAGTTGAAAAATTTCCCGGCGATTTGACGAAGCCCATAGCCCCCCGCCATTTGGCAAAAAGCAGGAAGGGTAACGGGGGGAGTAACTTACGTAGGGGGGTTAAGGGGAGGGGGTACGTAGGGGTACTCCGTAGAAAAAAACTTGCGAGATAATTTGGTGGAGTCAGGTATCCTCTTATTTTAGGGAATATAAACATCCAATTTTCACCGTTTTCCGCCGAAAAATGCAAAAAATGAAAGATTTGTAATTAACTGATTATCGATATATTATAATGTTAAAATCTGTGAAAATTCGGATAAAACCAACAGATTTCGTATGATTTTTCTGATAAAAAAGTGGGCGAAAGGCTTGGCTGAGCCAGATGTTCTGTTATTTTAGGGAATATAAGCTGTCCGGGAAGCGTGTCGTCCACATCCTGTGGCCGCCAGCGACAGCAGAGTTCCGTGCAGCAATACAGTCGTCGATGGTATATATTCTCTAAAATAATCTTCTCTTCGACTTGGGCAAGGATTCGTTCAAAAAAATTTCATTAAGGGTAATATTTTCTTGCGACAAGATTTGGTTGAGTCAAGCCTTCTACTATTTTAGAGAATATATTACGCCGTCGTCATCCTCCTCTACGGCACTCTTGTAACTCGGAATCGGTTAAGACTTTTTAACAAAACTTTTTATCATAAGATTTGTTGGATTAAAATATAATGTTTATATTTGTCATAGTAATAACAATTAAAATTAATTGAATTATGAAAGGTTTTGTAATAGCATTATGCGCAATACTTTTAGTTAATGCGTTGATGATTGTCTCAATTATTCTTGGCGAGATAGCATATCAATGCTTAAGATGGATTGGGAGAAAGTTGGCATACTTCTTCTTTGATTCACTTTAGTTGCTTGTGCACTTTTTTTTGAATAATAATTTTTCATATTAAAATTGTTTTATTATTATGTTTTGAAAAAGGCGCGTAGAGATACGTGCCTTTTTTGTTTTTATATATTTTGCCAGGATCGTTCCATTGACTTGAGAGTCTGAAGGCGGGCTGCCTATATTCTCTAAAATAATAAAGCCGCTGTATCCGCCAAATTATTAGAAAGAAATTTTCAAAAAGTTGTTCCAAAATTTGGATGATTGCGGGAAAATACTTTTTTAGGGAATATAAACGACAGAGACTCGGAGTGGGCACGGGAAGTTCGTGGCTAAAAAAAGTTTGAAGAAAGTCGGCTCAATGTTTGGTTAAATCAAGGAAAAACCATATCTTTGTTAACGTAATAATAAACCTATAATGTTATGAACGAGAATAAACTTTTGTACATTGCATCGGAAACCGCAAGTGTTTTTGGTATTTTGAGTAAGACTGATTCGGAAACACGAAAAGTGTTATTGGCGAAACTTAATGAGTTGCTTGGCAAAGAAAGCAAGTATGATTTCAACATGGATTTCGTCAATGACGGAATCACGGAAGTTTGCATGGTTGCGTATGACGGTGGGCGCCATCCCGAATATAATTCAACTATGTACAACACCGTCTATGGAGTGTTGAAGAAAAAGGGTAAATTCTATGTCAACACCGAAGAGGATAGCGAATATCCAATGAAGTATTTGACAACGGCAGAGGTTTACGGCGTGGTTATGGCAATGATTGCCGATATGCAGCTTAGAGCTGAGCAAGACTAAAGTCTTTTCCATATCTTTGTGAAGTGCCTACCCAATTGGGTGGGCATTTTTTTTTGAAAAAAGTGTTGAGAACATTTGGTAGAGTCAGCGGCTGTATTATTTTAGGGAATATCTGTCATCCGGAGGCAGCCTCTCCTTCCTCATTTAGTAATATAACTTATTGAAAAATAGCGAGTTAGACAGAAGCGAGGACGACGCCTTCGTCAAGGAGATGTTCGTGAATCGAATGATGTTTCTGAAAGAACGAGGAGTTGTGTGGAGACACCCGTCGGTGAAGGCCATATATTCTCTAAAATAATAACTCTTCTGGCTTGAGCAAATTTCTTGCGATATTTTTTGAAAAAATATTAGTCGAAATATTTCGTGGAATCAAAATAAGTCCGTATATTTGTATACGTAAAAACAACATCGTTATGAATAAGTGGAAAGTTACATTTTTGATACGCGGTAAGGATAACATTTCGGTGAATGTCAATAGTAACAATGAGTTGTTTGCTCGGCAGAACGCGATACGGAAATTGCTGATGCAGTACTCTCATCTTGGGTTGCAAAGTGGCGAATATCAAATAGTGTCGGCAAAGTTGATTTCAAAAGAGAGTACTTTCGGAAAGTATAAGATTTATACATAACATTATAGGGACATAAAGATGTGGACTTGAAAGAGGTGCGTTGCGAAACGCGCCTTTTTTGTTATCCGTAGTTGAGGTTGAGTGGAGATATTCCTGAGGATACAGATTATATTCTCTAAAATAGCAGGAAGTCTGGCTTGGCAAAATTTTTGGGTATAAAAATCGTACGTTTGTAATGAAAAAAGTTTGGTTGAGATTTGGTGGAGTCGATGGAAGTATTATTTTAGAGAATATACGCCGTCAATGGACAGGTGCTGTATCGCAATTGTCTTGGCTAAAAAAACTTTGAAAAAAGTTGCTGATTTGTTTGGTAGTTTAATAGGGAATCATTATCTTTACGAAGTAATTAAAGATAGAAAGACTATGGCAAAGTATTCGTATTTCATTTTAGCGAGTGAGAACGAGGGGAGCGAGCAAATCAATGATTATTGCACAGCATTCTCCGCGTTTCAAGTGAACAAAAGTCTTGGAGTTTCATCAACCCTTTATGGAGTAGATGCACAAGGCGAGCAGTCGGTAATTTTCTCATATTAAAACAATAGAATTATGGAAAAGAAACATTGGGAAATTGCATTAGGCAGAACGTGGCAGAACAACAAGTCCATAGATGTAGTCTGCACTGATGAAGAGTTGAAAATCATTTGTAACGCATTGGTGGATTATGAGGAAAAAATGGGTAGGACACCAACGTCTTGCGTAGCATTCTTGAATGGTGGTGCGTCACCTTATAGACAGCCTGATTATGTATATTGTGATTGTATGTGATTATGACTGACAAGGAAGTAAATCAAATCATCGCTGATGTCTTGGAGTTGGCAGATGCGGAAAAGCAGGAATATGTTAAGCAGGACTTGGTGCTGTTCGCACGACAGCAGGTGTTACTTGGGAATACAAGTGTCGATAGTATAGTTAGCCATTTCTTTGGATAGTTATACTCAAACGAGTACCGATAACGGGTGACTTTTTTTAAGGTTGCCCGTTATTTTTTTGCCCGAACATTTGGTGGAGTCGGCGATGATGTTATTTTAGGGAATATATTACACAGTAAACATCCGGTTGAACGAACAGTCCTGTTATTGTTGCGATCCTGGCAAAAAAATAATTTGAAAAAAGTTACAGATATATTTGGCGGTTTAAATTATAATATGTACCTTTGAGCATAAATCAAAAACAAAAATATGACAAAGACACGTATCGCAGCAGTCAAACAATTAGAACGAATCCGTAGGGGTTTGGAAAAAAGATGCTCAATGAATAGATATGGAGATTTGATAACTCCAAATGAAATCAAAATGCGTTATGAGAGCGCGTGCAACGCATTTGTTAGAATGTTCGGAGAGTTGCCAACGCTGAGAGAAACAGCATTGGCTTGTTATCCTACAAGTATGTTTGTTAAAAAACTTAATTGATATGGCAAAGTATGTATTAGACAATTCTGATGTTGAAGAAATTATCGGTACGATAGTTGAGTTGAAACGTACTTCATTACCGAGTGGCACCTGTCCGTATGCCGCGTTTGGTGACGGACACAAGTGCATAGCAAAAGGGTGCGATGTTCACCAAGAACAATTTTGGGCGAACTACAAAAAAGAGTGGAAAGACTTTTTTAACGAGCGCAAGGAGAAAAAGAATAGCAAGCGTATCTATGTGATGAACGCGGATATGTTCGAGGAAAAGTACATTCAAGATATGACTGATGCGGAAATCAAAGAACTCTGCGAAAAAGACGAGTGCTGCGAAGAGCACAACGTTTACGATAGCATAGAGGAACTTTCCGCTTATTGGAATAGTGACGAGATTGATTCGTGCAATACCTATATGCGCATCATTGAAGATTAACTGACACGGCTCCGAGATTGAAATGCCTACTCCGATTGGGGTGGGCATTTTTCGTATCAGAACCTGATGTCCACCACTGATGATGGTGAAGGCGAGCATATATTCTCTAAAATAGCAGGATACTTGGCTTCACCAAATTTCCTCTGATGTTTTTTATGATTTTCGTATAAAAAAGTAGAACAAGAATTTGGCTGAGCCAGAACTTCGTTTATTTTAGGGAATATACGAGCTTCACTGCAGTGATGAGATTCCTCACAGCGACAGCAAAATCCTTTGTGTTAAAGAAGTGTTAAAAGCAGAGATTCCGTGAAAGGTTTGAAAGAAAGCGCGGTATAACTATATAGAGAACGAAATTAAATTGGAGTTCATAAAAATTTTCCAAAAAAGTTGGTAAAACGTTTGGTGGATTCACAGAAAACCCCTATCTTTGTCTTGAAGTTAAAAGCAAAAAGAAACAATAACTATGATTAAAGACATTACAATTCCGCACCCTTGCAGTCCGTGCGAGTCGCATAGAGTAATAAATCTCGGCACCGTTAGTCGCGTGGAAATAACGTGCGGTGGTGGTATGGGTGGCTTACATTGGTACGTGTATGGCACGTTTGACGAAAAACCCCAAATTGGTAAAATGGCTTATCTTACCGATGAAATAAGCGGTGAGCAGATAACTATCAATCCGAACTACATTGTTACTATCAAAGAGAAACAATTAGTAAAAGTGGAGTCTGATGTTACGCCACACACCAACTATAACGGAAAGACTTGCAAAAAGCACATTAAGATTCAATACTATTGGTTTGACTTAATGGACAATATTACCGCAGGCACGAAATACGATGGTACCGCGTCTGATAAAATTAAAAACAATTTCATTTTGGCAGAGGACAAAATCACTAAATAAAATGGAAAGAAAAGACAACAAAGTACAAACCACTAAAACTAAAAGCAATGAGTAAGAAGTTTTGGGCAGTAGTAGGCACGGAAGAGAATATGTACGAGCCGCAGGTAATGGAGTTCGGTAACAAGCGTGATGCGGAGAAGTATTGCGATGAGTTTGAAACCGAGTGTGAAGAGCAGGGCTACGATTCCTACATAGCAGGAGTAGCAGAGAGCGAGCAGGAACGTGACGAATTGGAGCGCGAGGTTCAGCAGTACCGCAGGGACACAATTTTGGGGAACTTTGGCGAGGACGTAGGTGAGAACGGCTGATGCCCAAGTGCCAAGAACAGATAGGCTATCCGAGAGGGTAGCCTTTTTTGTTTTCCGTGAGCAGGTGTGATACCCATCAACAGAAGGCGGCTGCCTATATTCTCTAAAATAATAGGAAGTCTGACTCAGCCAAGAGATTGGGTATCTTTTTTTAAAAAAAGTCAATGAAGAATTTGGTGGAGCCAAGGGAAACATTATTTTAGAGAATATAATATAGCCCGTCGTCCTGATGAGCGTCAGCGTGGCTGTATAAAAAATATGTTTTTGAAATTAAGATTTTTTAATAAAGATAATTTGGATAACTGAATAAAAGTTCCGAACTTTACAACGTAACGAAAAAAAGAAATGGTTATGAAGAATTTTTGTTATGTTTTAATAAAGGACAAAGCCCCGTGTCGTCAGAGTTTCGAAGAATACGAAGACGCGGTGCAGGCATTCAATGATAACAAAAAGGAAAATCCGTCATTGTTTCGCGAATATTATGAGGGTGGTTCAATTCAAATAATGTAACATTATGGCAAAGATTTATAGGATTGAAATTTGGTGCAGTGATGATAGTTGCACAGAGTTTTGGTTTGACAAACCGCTTTCTGATTTTTACACTGATAAAAAGGTAGCAGAAAACGAGTTAAAGAAGTATGACGGGCTTAACAGTGATGAACTTGCTTCAAAGTGCGATGTTTTATATGTTGGCATCAATAAGCCCAATATTGTTGAATATGATTTATTATAAATTATGAAAACAAGAGAGTTTTTTGATTGGTTTCTTGAAAGAGTAAATGATTATGATTTACTTCATACGATAGTTGTGCCCGATGAACCTGAGCAAACCGAAAATTGGTGGTGGGATAACGTGGGTAGTTTACCGCCTTCGCCAATACCTGCAGGTGAATATTTAATGGCGGTTCCCAATGAAGGCTATAATGCTCTAATATCTGATTTGTGCAGTCATTTCAATGCTGATGTTGAAATAGAAAGCGGTGACGGATATGTTTATCTTTATAAGATTGAAAGTTAAAAAACCTTAAACGTTTGGTAGACTCAATCGAGTATATTATCTTTGTGGCAAATATAACACGAAAGCGATATGAAAATAATTGTAACACGAGAGTCAAGGTACACTGAGCGTACACCTGAGATTGAGATGTTTTTGCGTGAAGCACGCAGGTTCACACCCCATAGCATAGCCGAGCAGAAGGACTTGTGTATGAAGGCAAAGACAGGTGACAAGAAGGCGCAGGATGAACTTATCAATAGCAACCTCTTGTTCATTTTCTCCGTTTGCCAAAAGTATGCCAAGGGCAATGATGTACTTGATTTGATAGGCGTTGCGACAATTGGTGTCATCAATGCGATTCGTTGTTATGATATTAACCAAGGTGTATCTTTCCTTTCGTATGCCGTGCGTGCAATGCAGGATGAGATATTGCAGGTTATCAATAACAATACCCTTATAGTAAATAAGGCGGAATATAAACTGCGTCCCAAGATGTTAAAGTTACGCGATGCGTTCTTTCAGAGTGCCGAGCGTTATCCCACAGAGGGAGAAATGGTAGCATTACTTGAAGCCGAGGGTATGGACTCAAACGAGTACCAAGTAATGCCGATGTCTTTTACATCATTCTCTGATGTCGTTGGCGATGACGATGCAACCATAGAAGAGTGCGGACAAATAGCAGTTGCTACTGCGACAACCAATGACGGAGAAACCACAATCCAAAGTTCTGATAATAAGATTCAGATTGAACGTTTGCTTGATAAATTACCGCCAATAGAAAGGCGTATTATTGAAGGGTTGTTTGGTATTAACGGGCCAGAAGAACCGATTGACGAAATAGCAGAGAAGTTGGGTTTCACAACCGAGCGTGTGCGGCAGTTGAAAGCAAATGCAATTGCTAAGATGCATGTTATGGCTAAAAGAGCGAAACTTGTTATATAGGTTGATGTTAATATTGATTATAGGTAAGAAAGAGGCGCGTTGTGAAACGTGCCTTTTTTGTTTGTCCGTAGTTGATGCCCACGCCGACTTCTGAGTCGTCCGGATGTTTATATTCCCTAAAATAACAGAACAGTTGGATTGCCCAAATTTTTTGATAGAAAATTTATCAAAAAAAGTCACTTTTTTATTTGGTGGTTTCAAATGAAAGCGTTATCTTTGTCATAGAATTAAGAAAGAAAAGAAATGTATCGCGCAGAAACAAACTACGGAGAGATTATCAAACACGCTTATAACTGCATTTCGCGGTTTGGGGGCGTTCTTATGAGTTTTCCAAAATCGGCTGATTCGTATTTCCGTGTTGGCATACCCTATACGATTTGGGCACCATCAAATATGGCTATGTACGTATGGGGCATTAGGTACGACAGGATTGTAATCCACGTTGGCAAGAAAAACGGCAACGTAATTGAAGACATTAGTGGCGTTGGTAGTTTTGAAATGCCGTTAAAGGATTTAAGCAACGATTATTGTTTCCAACTTTGGTGTACTTACATTAGTACCATTAAAAGAGATTTGACAACTCACGGTTGGAATAGTTTTGCAGGACTTTTTACTGAAAAATTTGATTCGTATTATATTGACGTTACTAAACAAAACTATTTAAAGGATTAAAGAAATGGCAAACGAGAACAATTATCAAAAGTCAGTTGCAGGACACCGCCTGCATTACTTTTTCAGCGAAGATGCTGAAGGCTACGAGGTTTACAATGAGTTGGACGATTCCCTTGAGGCAGTGATTCCGTATAACGCGATTCCCCTGCTTGAGCATTGCTCCGATGATGACATTCTTTCTGCGATAGACAGATACGCAGTGTGACTTTCATTCTTTTACTTTTTTGGCACTCACCCTCACGGGTGGGTGCTTTTTTTTTAAAAAAAGTCAGCCGAAGATTTGGTTGAGTCAGATCGCTGATTATTTTAGGGAATATATCACCTGGGAGAGTCGTCCTCCTCAACGCTTATGTTCAGAGTTAAGTTATTGATAATGTGTATTATGGGCAGCCGCAGCGGCCGGGTGATGACAGACGTCAGCGGGCTGAACCAAGATGCGATGGTGGTGAACAGGAGATACAGTCGGAACCTGTCGATGGCGGCGGATCTTATTCCCTAAAATAACATCATCATTGGCTTCGCCAAATTTTTAGCAATGTTTTTTTATATCATTTTTCTCCTTTTTTATTTGGTGGAGTAAGAGAAAAGTCGTATATTTGCATAGAGATTAAAAAAGAAAAGGTATGAAAGATATGTTAAGAAACACCCACAAAGCAATGGCTGATTACTACCGCCAATATATAAATGGTGATGCCTACATTCCATTGCAGGATTTACCGCGTTACGAAAGAGCGTTTAAAAAAATCTATAAATAAAAAAGGATATGGGAAAGAAAAGTTTAGAGACAATGGTTGATGAATCAATGAACAAAGTTGCAAAATAATTTGGCGAAGTCAAATTAAAGTGTTATCTTTGTAGTATAAAGGAAAAAGGAAATGGAAAAGTACAAACCCCTAACAAAAATCGAGGATATAGATTTATATATCATCGAGGAAGAGAACGGAAAGAAAACGGTTCGCCCCCTTGGTTACGGTTGGAGTGATGCCGTTGGTGACAAAGAAAATCCCACAATTTTTGCTTTTGTTGACATGATATGTGACAGGATTCCTATTGAGGAATTTGTCGAGAATATCAAGCCCGAAAAGAGTGCGGACTACGTTAACAACCTCTATGAGGGAGCGCGTCAGTATCAGACAGACTTCGACTCCGAGGAAGAACTATTGCAGTACATCAACACCTATTTCAACGGCGAATGCGCTGACTACAGACTCGAATATAAAGACATTACAATAGATACCCCCTGCGGTTTCTATGCAGCATCAACATCAAATTTGGAATAACTATGTGCCTCTATCTTAAAGATATAAATTCGCAGATCGCCAGGAATGACATCGTTTGTTATAAGGTGATGTTTCACAACAAGCAGAATAACGTCATATGTACTCCGTTTAGATTAGTTCGCCCTAATGCAGATGTATTGAGTGGTTACGCTAATTTCAGAGCCGAGTTTGCAGAAACACCAGTGGAGAAACTTCTTGAGCCGATTAGACTCGATTCATGGTTCCATACGTACAATCCCGAATACACAGCACAGGTTGGTGAGGGATTCATACATACCTATATGTTTGCCAGTCATGCCGTAGAGGACATGGGCACCGAGTGTTTTGCAAGGAAAGATTACCTGCTTTACAGGTGTGTGATTCCAAAAGGTACGGAATATCTTGCAGGTACATATAGTGCTTATCCCTGCTATGCAAGCCGAGAGATAAGATTTGAAGGCATCGTAGATTAGTACTCGATTGAGTACCCAAGCATAAACTTCTTTTCCCATTTCTTTTTCCGGAAGGGGCGCGTCAAAAAGATGCGCCCTTTCTTTTTGGCCGGCCCACGCCTGATGGATGATTTCCATCACGAGGAGGATACAGTTTATATTCCCTAAAATAACAGAACATCCGGTTCAGCCAAGGATCCTTGGTTCTTTTTTCATAATTTCTGTGTTAAAATATTTAACGCAAATCTGTATTATTTTTAACAATTAAAATTTGGACAAACGGATTAAACCAATTATCTTTGTTATATAATTAAAAAAGGAAAGATATGAGTTACACAATTCTTTATCGCAGTATGTTTGTAAAACTGAGTGACGGCAGGTTTATACCGATGATTGAAGCCGGCTGCAACAACGTATGGGAAGCAGACAATAAACGCAGAGTGCGCCATTGGCAGCAGGCAAACTATCTTGTTCCTGGAAAGAATTTTCTTACCGAAGACGAAATCTTGACAGGAGTAGATAACTTTATCAATATAGTAAAGAGCTGCTATGTAGGAAAACCGAAGCCTGACTATGAGGGCGGAGACGGAGTTATTACTTATACTGACAAAGAGTTGGAAAACAGGTTCGGTTACTTTGAGGGTGTGTCTATCTATGGTAAAAGTACCCACGTTACCACCGCGCAACAAATACGCAATTTCTTTAAAAAGGGTATTGAACGCGCCATTTCCATAGATGAAATTATGCTTCGCGTTCACTGGACGATTAAATGGCCCGAAACTGAAAATAACTATCCCAAAACTGAGGACGAACTTTTTGCCATAGTTGAAGACGGGGAGAAAAGGGGATTTGACGTTTGGATTGATTTTGCCGATCCTTGGAAAATAGAACGTATTTGGGATAGAAAAAAAGCAGAAGCCAAAAAGATACGTACGAAAAAAGAGCATACCAAAGGGTATGTAGTTACATGTAACAGCCGTTATCTTGAAAAGGCAACGTCTCGCTATTTTCACCTAAGTAGCTATATCGAATACGCGCACGTCTATCCCTTACGCGCTACCGCAGAAAAAATGCAAAAACGCATATCACGCCGTTATACTTCAGAACTAATCGAAGTCGAAAAGGTAAACGGAAAGTGGCAACGCACGGCATAACCAATTCGGAACTAAATTAAAGATGCACCTCAAAAAGGTGCATTTTTTTTTGCCTAAAAATTTGGTAGAGTCAGCGGCTGTATTATTTTAGGGAATACAACATCCCAGGACCAGCTGCAGTTGCTGGAGACCTGGCCGGTCTTTACCGGTAAAAAACTGGCAACTGTAGGAGATAACCTCCTCTGCAGGCAAGTATATTCCCTAAAATAGCAGGAACATTGGCTTGGCAAAATAATCAAGGCGAAAAATGCTTGGAAATATTGAAAAAATTTCGGTGTTAAATATTGTGAAAATATTTGGCGGAATCAAATTAAAGCCTTATCTTTGTTTCAGAAATCAAAAGAGAAAAAGAATATGGCAAACAGAGAAAGTGATTGGCAGGGGCTTCTCGAAGGATTCAACGAGACATTAGCACCGCAGGGAAAAGTAATCTTGGTTGAACAGAACGAAGACGAAAGCACATACAGTATCAGCGTTTCAATGCCTAATGGCAAAAAGGAACTTTACGCTGACAACTACTACGAGGACGAATTGTGCAATTTGCTCCCTGACGTTTTGGCTTGGGCTTCCAACTATACAGTTTATGAGGAAGATATGACAAAGAGCGAGCCTGAAAAGGTAATTGTATTGAGCGTAATTGATAGCGATTGTGAGCGTCACCTTTTACGTGCATATAAAGGTAAAAGACTTGCCGACATAGAAGGCAAAGATTTGATACCGGCCCTTCGTGCCTTCGCTGACGATGATAGTTTTGCCGAAGAGTTTGAAAGCGAAGACGATTTGAAAAAAATGGCAGATATACTTGCCGCAAATTCTTTTGCAGAAAGTGACAACGACTATACATACGAACTTCACTATGTTGAACTGACAACTTTTTAACACTATGGCAAAATCAGTAAAGCAATCGCAACTTTTGTTATCAACCGATTGTGACGAAAAGGCTTGGCGCGAATCAGTTGTAGAGTACTGCAATGCAAACGAACTTGAAATACCCGAATTGGGTACTGAAGAATCATTTGATTTGACACGTGAAATGATTGACGATGACATTGATTGTTTCTTCGACAACCTTAACTATTCAAAGATTAAGGATGCTGACTTTGTAATCACAGGTACACTTGGGTTATGGCACGGCATACATGAATTTGATAGTGCCCCCGTTATCAATGGTTTGGAAAAGGCTATCAAACGTTGTCTTGGCAGAGACATTGAGGACTACGATATTAAACTCAATAAGGGAGTTATCGAGGTATCAGCCCACCACCATGACGGAACGAACCATTTTGAAATCCGTAAATTGGGTAAGCGTGCGCCACAAATGATTAAGGATAAAGTTGGCACTTTGTTCTATGGCGAAGTCAAAGATTATTGGTTTGAAGAAATTAAAATCAATGACATTTTTTAACATTTAAAATTTGGTAGAATCAAATTAAATCCTTATATTTGTATCGTGAATCAGTTAGTAATATTAACCTTTAAAATTAAGGAAATGGAGAAAAAGACTTTTGTAGTAACGCACACCGCGAATCACGAAGAGGGTGCAAGTGTAAGAATCGTTGACGTTACCGATGTAGCGGAGTTGGAGCAGTACGGCTTTGAGGTAGGTATTCCCTATCAGCGCGGTTTGTTCCCCTATAACCGCAATAAGAGCAAGCGCGGTTTCCGTTGCATAGAGGATATGCGTGTCGGCACTATCATCAAGGGAGAGCAGGGCGCATACCTTCAGAGAATCGCATAACCCCTAAGCCACCCCGAGCCGTTACACTTACCACCTGCGAGGTGGAGAGGACAGCCACTGACGGCTCATTATAAGGAGAATCTTCAAGGTTCTCCTTATTTTTTTGCCCTTTCGTTTGGCAGAGTCAAAAACTCGATTATTTTAGAGAATATATTCCCGTGGCAGCCCGCTGAGCAGAACCTGATGTCCATCACGAGCGTCCGCCTTCACCGTTATATTCCCTAAAATAGCAACAGGAACGACTCCACCAAATTCTTGGCTAAAAATTTTTTCAAAAAAGACAGAAAAAAGTCGCTAAAATGTTTGGTGGATAAAAATAAAACGCTTATCTTTGTGTAGAAATCAAAAGAGAAAAAGACTATGGATAAGAACAAGTATCTTGACGCTATTGCGAATACCGCAAGCGAATGCGCAAAAGAGTTAATATCACTCTTGCTTAATAAAAAGGTGTCTAAACTCACCTTTTCTTCAGAAGACGAAGAAGTTGAATACATTCCTACGATATGTTTCTATGACGACTACGACAACGCCGTACTTTGTGACTTGACGGAACTTGAGTTAGTCACCAACGAGGGCGAGCCTTATATCAAGATAAGCGGTGAGAACGATTGGGGCGTGAAATCCGGCGCCTATATAGACAAAGACGGCGGTGAATATTATGACCTCGAGCATAGTCTTGGCAAAATTTACGCTGCCGTTTTAGAGAAACTGGGTTTAGCCGATTAAACTATGGGTAGGCTTAAGGGTAGAGTAGTGAACGGCTTTCGCGTAAGCCGTGAAAAAGTAACCGAAAAAGGTTTGGGCTACGTTGTTTATAAAAATGGTATGCTCAAAGGTTTTATTCCAAGCAGTGAAATCCTTATGGAAGATTGGGCTTTAACTGACGAGATAATGATGAAATATATTCAGAAATTTTGTTTTACACGTTAAATTATAAAGAAATGGCAAAGTACGAAAATTTTACATTGGTAACTGAGACTGACAATCAGGATTATTCCAACTATCAGGATGCGTTTGGCGCATATCAGCGCACCAGAGAGAGCGCCACACTCTACGGCACAGACGAAGAGGGCGAGCAGTCAGTAATTCTTGCAAAATAAAAGATTATGGGCTATACACATTATTGGGGGTGGAGTACGCATCCCGCCGAAATTAAAGACTTTGAAAATAAGTTCAAGCGTGCATCGCTCATGGCAAAACAAGCCGTGGTACGAGCAAAGGATGTGCTTATCAAGCGTGGTGAAAATCCTAAGAAACTCGAGTTACATTGTTGTAATGGAAAAGATGAACCAATTTTCAATGCACAAGAAGTGGCGTTCAATGGCTCAACGAAATATGGGTGTGAAGCAATGTGGATAAACAACAATACCAATAAAGATGACTATCATTTTTATGATTATCAATTTTGTTGGATTCCGCAGTTTGACAAAGGTAGTTGGTTTACCAAAACAGACAGGCTTCCATACGGATATGCGGTAGCGGTAACGCTCCGGTGCTTCAAGAAAGTCTTTGGGAAAGATTTTAAATATTGGAGTGACGGACGCATGACGCCAGGTGAAAGACACGGAGAACATTATGACGCGGATCCTGATTGGGTAATAGCAAATGAAATTGTAAAATAGTACTCGATTGAGTACCTAAGTTATAAAAAGGACGGATAACCATTAAATGTGGCTATCCGTTTTTTTGACAAAATAGTATTTAATTATAAAATAGAAAAAAATGAGTTCAAGCGAATATAAAGATTTAATACGTGTTGTTGCCACAATCTTTTTATTTCTTACATTATTTATTGCCGGCATAACGAACATTAAACATCGCCAAAATGTTGTTATTGGTACCGCAATAGAAATGTATGAAACAAAACTGCGTTGGTATAGTTATGCTGAATTCATTTATAACGAAAGCAGGAAAAATACCGACATTAATATTCAAGAATATCTTTCGTCAATTAATAATTCAAGGAGATTTTTTAAGATGCAAATCAATAGTTTGAAGCAAGGTTATGCTGAGGTGGTGCAACCTTTCTATGCCATAGAAAATTATAATCTGCATTGGGTGTTGGAATCTTCATCTGATAATCTTAAAACAAAGAAAGACATTAAACATGCTTTGCTTAACATGGAAGAATTAGAAGAACAACTGATACTTCAAATTACCAATTACAACGATATTGCCAAAAGATATAATAAGCGAATAAGGTGGAGTATTCTAAATGTGTTCTTGCAACGCCGGCCATATCCATTATTAAATCCCGACTTAAATGAATAACGGATAATCTTCAAGGTTATCCGTTTTTTTTACCTGAAAATTTGGTGAAGCCAGATGTTCGATTATTTTAGGGAATATAAACACCTGCGATCCGATCCTTCTGTATAACATTTATTATCCACTTGTATAATTAAATTTTTTAACACTTTTTTATTGAAAATAATTGCCAAAATATTTTGTTGAATGAAAATAATGCCATATCTTTGTTTCAGTAATAAAAAGAAAAAGGTAGTGACAAATAATTTTTAATAATAAAGACTTATGGCAAAGTATGGACTTTTCGAGAAAGAGAGTGCCGACGTTATGTTCGGCGAGTTTACAAGTAAAAAGGCGGCTGACGCAGAAATGGCCCGTTATGAGCAGAGTGACAAGGAGCACAATTGCTATACCGAGGGCTACTACGAGGTTCGCAAGTTAACAGCTTAAAACGCGACGATTATGAAGAAAAAAGGATATTAACAATTGCATTTACAACGATTATGGCAGATACAATGATTCGTATGGCAAACGACAATTTGTGCCGTTTCATTACAAAAGAAGAGATACGTACAAAGGCGCCTTACGTATTTGCTACGGGCGCAACAAATCCCGCGGTATCGGGTAGATACGTGTTCGCCTCCACGGAAACTATTATAGATGATATGGCTAAACTCGGTTGGAACGTGGTTGACTGCAAGCAACAACGTGCAAACAAAAAAAGCAC